ACAACCACTTTCAGAATCATTATCTTCACCATTTTTGAATGCAAGTAAATGTCTTTCAAGTGAATCAATAACTGTTGACCATTTCATTCCAAGTCTCCAATTATTTGCTCCTGTTATTACTTGTACATTTTCACCTTCATGTGTTCCTTTCTTTGTTTCAATAATGTTACCATTATCATCAAGAAAATTAGTGTAGGTATATTTATTAGCACCATAGGTTAATACATCACCAATACCTTCTGATGCATCAGTTGGAATTAATCCAAGTCTATTCTTATTTGTATTATATCTAAGTCCGTTTCCTTTTTCCATATTATTCAAAAAATCTATCATCACAAAAAATAGGTGTCATTTCTCCAACATAACCACTTGTTATGTTAAATCCAAAATGCTCTAATGCATCTTCATATTCCATACCTTCATTCATAAGTATTTCAAGTACTTTTTTTGTTGAATAAATAACACGATTTGTTGTTTCGCATATACCAATGATTGCATCATCAAGTCCATCTGCAAACATAAGTGTTTCATCTGAAATTCTTTCAATAATAATTTCTTTTCTATTCATATTAATTTGCTCCAAAACCAATTTTCCTTTCTTTCTTTTCAGAGTTATCTTTCTGCTCTATATTATAGATTTCAGCAAGTGTCATTGCTTCATCAGTAGTATGGTTTTTACCAAGTTTTTCTAATAACTTGTTAGCTTTTTCAACTGAAAGTTTTTCAAACTTATAATTGGTTGTGATTCTTCCTTTTCTTAAAAGTGCTTTATCAATCTTATCAATTGCTGTATTGAATGTACAAACAAATTTAAGTTCAAGGAAATCACCCATAAGACCATCAGTAAGATTAAGAAGATTACTGATACCTCTATTAGAAAGTGTTAATTCTCTTGATGTTAGAATTTCTTCAGCATCTTCAATAACAATAATTGATTTCTTATGGTCTTTAAAGAAATGTAGGAAAGATGGGTCACTCAAGAAATGAATATGTTCATTTGGAAAATAGATTACTTTTTTCTTTTCCTTGCATAGTTCTGCAATTAGATATCTAATGTAGTGAGTTTTACCACATCCTGGGTCACCATGAAAAAGACAAAGACTTGTACCACCTTCTTTTAAGGATTCAATAATTAATTTATTTTCCTCTTGAAAATTATCATTATAATTATCCTCAATTGAAATAAGATATTTATCAGGAATTTCATTAAAGTGAAGATATGGTCCACCATTATTCATAAAGAGATTAAAACCGATTTTAGTTTTCTCTCTATATTCATATGGTTTGAATGCTTCAGTACATTCCTTTATGACATTATCAATAAAACTTGTTTTAATATCATAAAGTATTTCAAGCCTGACTTTATCAGTTGTTATATCAAATGATAAATATATTTTATCATATAATTCATATATTCTAATTGCATAACCTGATTTATCATAAGTATGTTTGTTAGATAAAATTGAAGATTCATTAAATGATAGTTTATCAATGATATCCAAAATTTCACATACCTTATCTTCTTCAATTTCAATTGTAAATTCTTTTACAATTGTATTGGGTATAAGATTCCAATTTTGATTGTAATGTAGTCTTATTACTGATTCATTTGTAACATCAGGTGAAAATATATCCATGAAGCGTCTTTCCATATTCCAAATATACGATTTTCTTAAAAATTATTGGAAATTTTTATTATAAATTCTAAATGTTCTTCGGAAATATTTTGCCCTTCAGCCTGAAGAAATTGCTTTAGCACATTTTTCAATATTTGAATTTTAGCATTGTATTTTTCATTAACATCCATATTATCAACACGTTGTGTTTCATCAAATGTTTTTAATACATTATCAAGGTCAATACCTGAAGCATTACAAAAGTGTTCTAATCTGTTTAATATTTCAATCATGAATAAAAATACGATTTTTGTTTTTATTTTTTCAAAAATTACTATTTACAAATAAAATATAATCATGCAAAAGGTACTATCCAAAAAACAAATAGAAAACGATATTTTAAATGAAGGTTTATGGGATTCAGCAAAATATTTAGCTGCTAAATATTTACCAAAATATAAAGTTGGTGGCAAAATTTGGGGCTTTGGTCAAAACAAAGCCATGAAAGAAATGCAAGCACAAATTCTAAAAATTATTAATAGTGAAGCTAAAGGATATATAAAGAAATTACAACAAGATATTCATGAAAAAAATCCTGAATTCCCAAATAATAAAGATAAAAAACAATTTTTAACTACAGTTTTAGAAATATCACAAGTATATGACACAATCAAGGCTGCTTATGAAAATAAAGAAATCAATCAAACTGAAGCAGATACATATATTTCTAATTTAAGGGCATATGTTAAATATATTATGGACTATCAACTTCACGGAGATGTATATGGACCATTTAATGAAAATATTGAATTAGGTGAAGATAAATATTTAACAGAAGCAGATATGGTATTTGAAAAATTATTTGGTGAGGCAACTATTGCTAATCCTGATGATATTAGTAGTAAATCCGTAAAAGGTGCATTAACTAAAGATATACTTGCTAGAGGAGGTGTTAAAGGTTATAATGAATATGAAACAAGTAGAATTGCTACGCAAGAATCAAATAAATTACCATTAACATTGGGTGCAATTGGTGCTGTTTTAAGCGCAGCAGGATGGCTTGGTCAATCTCAATGGTTCATTGATTATATTGAAGGATTAAAAGAGATGGATGTTAAATTTACTCAGGATATTATCCAAAGAAATATTAAAATTGACCCAAGAGGATTTTCTTATACACTTCAAAATAACTTACCTGCTAATCAAGCAATAAATCTTAATTTCAATCAACCTATTGAAAACCTTAGAAAAGCACTTGAATTTTATGGAAATGGTAATTTACAAAATGGTGTTAATGCGTCTTCTCTTTTTATTGACCCTAGCCAAAGAGCAGCATCGGTAACTAATCTATTAGAACAACTTAAAGACCCATCTAATAGAACAATTGGTGATATATTTAATACAGGTGAAGGAACATATGGGAAAGTAGGAACTTTATTTTCACAATATGGTGGTGCTAAAGGTGTAATTGCAAAATACTTTGTAAATAGAATTAAAACAACTCTTATAAAATGGGGTACAGGTGCAGCAGTAGGTACTGCATTAATTGGTGCAGCACCAGCTTTACTAAGTCTTGGTATTGGTGCAATGGTTGCAGGTGCTTTAGTTAAACTTATGAGATTAAAAGGTTTAAAAAGTTCAAGAGTAGCAACCTTAAATTTACTTTTGCAAAGTTTAAGACCTGTTGGTAATCAAACTGAAGAAAAACCTCAAGGTGGTGAAGGGCAAGATAATGTTCAGCAAGATAGTAATAAAGAACAACCTGAAAACGATAAGGAACAAGATAGTGGTGAGCAAGAACCTGAAACAATTAAAACTCAAGCACAATTAGGTGCAGGTGAAACACCTGAAACACAAAAACAATTAGGTGGTAAACCTAAACCAAGAGAATTGGGTGCAGGTGAAAGAAGTTTTTCTGATAGAATTGATGCTACAGATGTTGAAGCAGAACCTGTATCTGAACCTGAAAAACAGAAAGAATTACCTAGTGGACAAAGTGCTGATGTTGACACACTTAAAAATAATCTAGCTGACTTCTTTAAAAATGTATTAACAATCAAGCCAAAGAAAAGAGAAGCTATTGCAGAAGCAAGAGAATTAGATAAATTAAACATATATAAAGAAGATAGTAAAAAACAAAAGCAAATAGAAGATTTTCAAAAGAATGGTGAACTTTTAAGTGTATTAGCAAAAAATATAAATTTAGCTTTAAGAAATCCAAAAATTTCAACTGATAGTAAGTTAGAAAATCTTTTAAGAAAGCTTCAACAAAATGTGTATCATGGAACTATTGTTGATATTAAAACATTAATAAAACAAAATATTAAGAATAAAGATTTAATACTTAGATTTATTACAATATATCTTACAGCTATTAAACAAACTAGATTTGGTAAAATCTTAAATTATGTACAACCTGATGAACAGAAAAAACCTGTTCAATTAAATGAAGTGGCTTTAAGAGGAGAAAAAAATATACAAAAGTTTTTAGTTAATTTTGATGTTCAATTCAGGGTTTATTTAACTGATTTGTATAAGTTACTTGTTTATTTGAATAAACCTGCTACTAAACCTACAACTAAATCTACTGCTACACCTGATTATGAATATACTGGCGCACAATTAGAGGAAGGTAAAAAGAAGAAAAAGAAGTATTCTAAAAAAGCATCTGAGTTTATTGGGAAAGAAATCTCTCATCTTAAAAAGGATAAGGGATATCCTCAAGATAGAGCAGTTGCTGCTGCAATTAATGTAGCAAAAGAAAAGGGAATGAAAGTTGGTTCTAAAAAGAAAAGTCCTAAAGCATAACCAATAAAAAAAGAAACCCCGATTACAAGTCGGGGTTTTTTATTTAAAGACCGTTTGATTTAAAGTAGTCAATAATCTCTTTATTAAGATTATTATACTCTTTGATGTAATCTTTTAGTTCACCATCAAAATCAGAAAGTTGGTCTTTATTGATTTTTTCCAATGCTCTTTCTAGAGGCATTCCATAACCTAAGTTTTCTTGTTTGGTTGCCATTTCTCCTGTTGTTGGTGAATTGCGACCAAACCCTTCACGTTTTTCATAATCAACTTCTTTATAGAGGTTGTAATGTGAACTTTCTTGTTCAATAAGATAATTTTTATACTTAATCATATGACATTTATTTTAATCTTTATATCATGTGGTGCTACACTTGTACCACCAAAATAAGGTTTTAATATTGTTTTAATTGGAAATAATTTTTCACCTCTTCTTGGAAGAATTATACTAGCATCTTTAAAAAGAAGATAAAAGTTATTTGTAGAAACGATTATTCTTGCACCATAATAAGTATTATAGTCTAAAGTCATTTCTTTACTGATATTTTTAATCCCATTATCATATGTGTATAGACATATTTGAAATTGCTCTTCATTAAGTCTTCTCCAACATAGTCTTGCTGATGATTGATGTGGATGCCAAGAATTTGATAAACCAAATAATTTATTCCAATCATAATCATCTTCTGTATTAAATGTATAATGAGCAGATGAATCAATCATAAATTGAAACTTAATGCTTCTTCCAAATTTGAAGAATGGAAAGTTAACCCAATTTGAATAATGCTTTCCTTTTTTGATTATATATTCCATATTATATTTGATGTGGATTTCCTGAATAAATAATATTTATAAACTGCGGTATTTCACTCATCAAAGTATCATTGATGAAAAATTTCATTTCAATAAAGTTTTTAAATATTTTAATTTCTTTTTTATAAATCAATTTAAAAATATTTAATTCTTCAACTACATCAACTTTATTAAAAATAATATCAGTTATTCCATTCATTTTAATTGCAGGAATTAATGTATCAAGATTTAAATAATTGCATTGTCTTAATCTTCCTGTGGTTGCACCAATTTCTTGACCTACTTGTTGAAATCTTGGCAATTCAGTATTCTCCAAAGGTTGGAATTGTTTATTCCCAACATATGTCTCATATATCTTGGCAATACCAAATACATTTCCAATCATGTGATGATTAATACCTGATGAAATAACACCTGCTATACCGCAATGTGATGATGTAACATATGGGTAATCTCCAAAGTCAATATCTAAACCCCATCCTTGCGCTCCTTCAAAAAGGAAGTTATTTTTTTGTTCATGAAATAATTCATAGGTATCAACACATAAAAATCCATAAATAGATTTTTCATATCTAATTCCCTTTCTTAAATACTTATCACCATAAGCATATGCAATACCTGATTTTGTTGAACCGATAGTAGAACCATCTGAATCTAATTCAATATGTTTCTTTGTTATTATATGCGCTCTTTTATCAATTAAAATAAAATTACTAATATCCTTACCTAAGAATGCTGAAAGTTCATCAGTTTCTTTTTGGAGTTTTTCAATATCAACAACTGAGCAAGGACCAATGATAGAATATATATCAAAGAATACTCCAACAGGAATCTGATGAGTGACAAATTTACGACCTTTGTGATAAATGGTATGACCTGCATTTGGACCACCGTTATATCTTACAACAAAATTATAATAGTTTTTGTTTTCTTGACAAATTGAATAAGCACATTTGGCTTTCGCTTCATCCCCATGTTGGAGACCAATGATAACATCTACTTTGTTCATGCTTCAAATATACAATTTTTTTAAAAAAAAGGGAGGTTTCCCTCCCCATTTATTACTCTTCATCAATAAAATAATCGCAAAGAGTATCTTTATCCATCAACCCATCTTGATAATCCATAATCGCTTTAAGGATTTCAATTTTGGAATGATTTACTTTTAAAACCTGTTGAACATTTTCATCCATAAGATAATCATAGATTTTCATTAGTGATGAAGATTTTGCTTTTGGTTCTGTTGTTTTTTCAGGTTTGAAACCCATCATTTTCTTAACCTCATCATCAGAAAGAATTACATCTTCAATAGGTTTTTCAACAACAGGTTGTGAAGACTTTACTTCAACTTCATCATCTATATCAAATGTGGGGAAGTTATCATAATCATCAACAATATTTTTTGCTTTGATATCTTTAGTGATATTCTTTTTAACACTTTTGATTTCTTCGTCATCACTTGTTGTGACTAATTCAACTATATCTCTTGAATACACTCTACCACCTTTATTTTCAATTGCTTGATTGATGATTTTCTCAAGAGTTTTTGCGCTTGATACTTGTTCCATCAGTTTAATTGTTTCACTAAAGGAAATAAGTTCATCATCAATCTTAACTTGAAGTGATACAGGAATCTTTTCAAACTTCTTTAAGGTTGAGATATTTGCTTGAGTGATTTGCATCATATCAGCAATTTTCTTGTTATCATAACCAAAACTTTGAAGTCTTGTGATTGCCTTTGCTTTTTCAGAGGTTGTAAGTTGTTTACCTGTTATACCAAGCATTAAGGCTTTCATTAGAAGTTCATCTTCACTCATCAGTTCAAAAACACGAACAGGAATTTGCCTTTTTGTGTTTTCTTCATTCTCAATGAGAGAAAGAGTTTTAAGTCTTCTATGTCCTTCAAAGAGTTTATAAATGGGTCTACCATCTTCTAAACTTTTGTTGGTTTCCATTACAAGAAGAGGTGTAAGGATATTTTGTTCTTTGATACTATGATAGAGATTTTCTACATCATAGTTCTCTTCTTTACGAGGATTGAATTTTTCAATCACTTCAATTTGGTCCGAAAGGACATAGCTAAACTGTTCCATATGATTATTGTTAAAATTTTTACAAAGATATAAGATTGGAAATTCCTGTGCAATTTTTTTTTTAGATTCTGTCCAAAAAATATTTGTTCTCAGGTTTCCAAATTTTGGGAAGGAATTTTAAATCCATTGATTCATAGAAATGATACCGCCAAATTAAAACAAAAACTTTGACTGATAAAGTATCTATAAGATAACGATTGATATCAAAGTCAAAATTTTCATTTATCAACCCATCATACTTATCAAGTATTTTATTTATTTTATTTCCAATTTTTATGGGGTCATTTTTTTTATAATCTCTTTTATATTTGAGATTTCTTATTAAATGTATATCTCTAACCAATCTTCTATAATAGAGTGGTACAAAATCACTATAAATTTTATCTCTCAGTTCTGTTGCTTTGTCTTCATATTCATTATGACAAGTTCTACACATAGTCAATAAGTCATGATGATTAAATTCTTTAAATTCAACAGGAAGATAAGGAAAGTATTGTTGAGGAACAACATGATGTTTAGTTAGATTATCCTTTGTACCACAACATACGCAATAATCTTGATATGATTCTTTAAAGTTATTGTAATCAAGTATAAATTCCTTTTCTACAAAACATAATCTAATATTATCACTACCATCAATTATTTCAGCTAGATTTCTTTTTAAATACCAATTTGCTCTTTTCTTACTTGTGTGTGATAAGAACCGACCATCTTTGCTATGTACTTCTATTCTTTCCCGACTACCTGACATATTAAATATTGTTTATTAATGCTAATTCAAATTGTCTTGCATCAATTAGACTTTTTGCTTTAATATAACGGTTATTCTTCCTATAATAAACATGTTTGTGTAAATCTTTATTTTTAACGGCTTTAACAACTTTGTTAAACCCTAAACAAAAACTTGCATGTGCATGAGCAAGTTTCCAATTGTATGAGCTATCTTTGAATTTATTATTTATTTCTGTTAACGCTTTATTGAAATCTTCTTTTAAAATTTCCATTGCTTTTGTTGTATCAACAGATTTAAATCTTTCTCCTTTCAATAATCTATGCCCATACCCAATAGTTTTAAAACCTGCTGGGCATCTATAAACTTTTGGCATAAACTTTTCTCTTTCTTTTAATTCATTTATACATTCATTATAAACATTCAAACTATCGTTTTCTTCAAATGTATGAGAAATGTTTTGTTTGTTTCTTTTGTGAAATTTATTGTTTTCAAATTTAAAGAACAATAAAACCATTAGTATGGTACATACTTTATTAAATGTTGTTTTCATACGATTTTTTGTTTTTGCAAATATAAAAATAAAAATTTGTCTTTTCCAAAAAATGGAGAAGAAAATTTTAAAAAACTTAATTTTACTTTGTGTTATTTAACAAAAAAGTAAGCAGTTTTTGTTTTAACTGTCTGAGTACAACTTGTACATACTACATCTACTCTATACCATCTGTTTGAATAGGAAGGTAATGGACTTGCAACTCTCAAAAATGTGCTTGAGTTAAGTTCAGATGTAGTAAAAGTGATATTACCATTACTTTGACCTGCGTTTCTAACAGAACCCCCTGTTGGTTGCCAAATAAGTTTTGAAGCCTGTGTTTGCGATAATGTACTATCACTTGCTAAAAATCCATTAGCTGAATTTCCATTATAGAATAAAACTTTATAACCTGTACTTGAACAACTATTACTTAAATTAAAAGAGTAAGTAAAATTTGTTCTTCTTCTATCAATTGCTGTAATTGATGTTGTAGTACAAGCTGATGTTGGTACTGATGGGTTATAATTTACAATAACATTAATAGGTAATGAGATTGAATTATATATTCCATTCTTTAATACTCCTGTATAACTATATGTGCCATTTGCTTTGTTTGTGACTGATAGTGTTGTTGTAAATGAATTATTATTTGTTAATGGTGAAGATTTAACAATTGTACTTCCTTCTTTAATTTCATAAGATGTTGCATTATGATTTGAAGGTGTATTAAATGTAATTATATAATTTTTATCTAAATTAACTAAAGTATCAGCAGTAACAGTTGGTACTGCTAAACTGATTACAGGATTATAATTTACAGCTACAGCTACAGAATTTGATGTAGTATTGTTTGGTGTCTTAGACGAATTTAAAAGTTTAGCAGTATGTGTATATGTTCCGTTTGAAATACCCAATCTGCTAAGAGTTATTGTTATTGAATTATTATTAGCTAAATTACCTGAACCAATAACAGTAGTTCCTTGTAATATCTGATACGATGTTGCATTATGGTTCTGTGGGATTGCAAAGGATAATACATAATTTGGGTCTTTATTTGATGTACTATCAACAGATAATGTTCCTGTTAAAATTGGGGTTACATTAAAAGACACATTTACTGTAACAGGACTTGAGGTTTTAGTTTGACTTCCATTACTTAAATTAGCTGTGTGAGTATATGTTCCATTAGTTACATTTGTTCTAGCTGTTGTAATAGTTGTGGCATTGTTATTTGCTAAATTACCTGAAGCGATTACAGTTGTTCCTTGCAAAACTTGATATGATGTAGCGTTATGTGTTGATGGTATTGTTGTAGTTAGTGTATAGTTCTTATCTAAGTTATTTGCACTATCTACACTAATTGTTGGGGTTTTTAATGCTGTTGGTGAGTCTGTACCATCAACAGTAATTGTATTAATAAAAAGATTATTGGATGGTATTGTTGTTAATTGTGTTGGTTTAAATACAAAAGCAAATTGAACATTTTTACATGTATCATAAGAAGATAAATCAACTGTTTCAGTTCTCCAATCTGAAGATGTAATAGAAGCAGGTTTATATGGTGATGTTGATGTGTAAAGATTAGTAACAGTTCTTAAAGTAGTACCACCCTTTTTATAGATTCTAACAGGTATTGTTTTACCACTAAAATATGCTAATATCTCTAAACTATCGTATCTTGGTGATGAACTAAGACCTAAAGCATGAGCAACTTTAAAATTAAGATTCAAGCTACTTAAATTATTATTTGTATAAACAGGAGAAAATGCTGTGTCTTGTAAAAATGCTGGGCTAGGATTATTAGTGCTTGTTATTGCAAATGTATGATAAAGCGCATTATATGTTGTTAATAAAAAAGACTTACTATTTTGCCAAAAACTTTGAACTAATGCACCATTATAGTTTGTGTTTAAATCTGATAATGATTGTGGACCTTTAAATTCCCAATTGGGATAATTTGCTGCTGTCCAAGTTGAAAATGTTTCTGTTTGTGGAATATTAAGTAATGGATTTACTCTTATTCTAATTTTAGCGGCATTTGATAAGCAACCAGTTTGTGTTGCTGTTACTGAATATAAACCTGAATTAGAACTTGTAAGAGAATTTATATTTGGACTTTGAGAACTTGATGTAAAACTATTTGGTCCTGTCCAACTATATGTTGCACCACCTACTGTTGTTGTTCTTAATGGTAATATTTCACCTGCTGAATAAAATCTTCTTGGTGTTGTTACTTTAATATATGGTATAGCGTTTCCAGGTAAACAAGATGAACCTGTTCTTATTTTGTCACCAGGTAATGGACCGAATCCTTTCATTAAATCAACACCAGTAGATGCTGTATGACAATAACTCATTATTGTACCTTTTATAGGTTTTACTAATGTACCACAACCACCTTCTCCTGCATAACAAGAGTCAATTCTACCTGTTCCACCACCTGCTTTAGGCCAACCGCACCAATGTGTATGTTTTGAACCAAAATTATGACCCATTTCGTGTGCTACAACGTATACAGACCATGAATATGTATTTATATTATTATTAAAAGTATTATAAATATTGGAATAACCAAAACGGTTATTATAATATAAAGGATTACAAACAACATCAATCCAAGCTATTCCACCTAAAAACCCAAAATTTGTTCCTAACAAATGTCCAAGTTTTTGTGTTATATTCTGTCTTCTTGTTGTAAAATTATTTAAAATTGCTAATGATGATATTGGACTTATTGATGCATATGGGTCAGGAGTTGTCCAAATATAAACTTGGTCAACATAAATTGATATACCTTCATTTTCATAAATTTGTTTTACTAGATTAAATAATGATGTGACTTTTGCGGTTGTATTTGCAACAGATAACCCATTCTCTTGGTACATTCTATAATCACACTCAACATATATACCTATTGTTTTACATCCTGAACCACCAACGGCCTCTCCTACTTCAGGTGTAGGTGTGTTACCAATTTGTGGTTGTACTTCTCTTAACCATTGATTCTCATCCACATTTAAAGGTGGGTCAGGTGTAGTACAATCAAAACTAGGTTTAGAAGAACCCATTTCTGATTCAGGTAGTGCTACATATGTATCTTTTGCAGTTCTTAGTTTACCAATGTTAATATTGTCATTTCCATCTCCTTGTAATAAACCACCAATATCATCTTTAGTAACAGTTAAACCACCAAAGCTTCTTTCATTTTTTCTATCAAAAACTTTATAACTTACACCTGTAAAATCTTTTCCTGAAAATTCTCTACCATCAGATGTTGTAACTTTAAAAGTTGATGTTACAACCTGATGTTTTTTAAATACATAAGATTTTATTTTACCATTTGGTCTTGGTAAATCAAAAACAAATTCTTCAGGTTCACTTCTATATAAAGTTGATAATGTTGTTCTATCTAAAGATAATTGTAAACCTTTTTGTTTAATCTTACTACTTTTAGGTGCATTGGGGAAGTTCCTCAAAAAATTAAATCTTTGAGGTTCTTCCTGTGCATATGATTTTAAAGTTAATAATGTTAATAATAAATACAGATATATTTTTTTCATATAATTAATTTGTTACATAGAAATAAGCGACTCTCTTTTTGTTTGTTTGAGAACAAGTAGTACAAACTATTTCAACTTTATACCATCTATTTCCAAGAACAGGTAATGGACTTGCAACTCTGTTAAATACTTTAGAAGTAAGTTCAGCATTTGTGAATTTTATATTTCCATTTGGAAATCCAACATTTCTAGGGCCACCACCTTCAGGTTTCCAAGTTAATCTATTTATTTGTGTTTGTGTTAGACTTGAATTGCTTGCTGAAACTCCTGTTACATTTTGTCCACTATAAAATAATGCTTTATAACTTGTTGTAGGACAATTTGGGTTTAAAGTAAATGAATATCTAAAACTACTTTTACTAGTATTTGGTGATGTAAGTGTACTAGTTGTACAAGCTTTAGCATCAACAACAGGTGCAGGAACATAAGTACTTGTAAAATTTATATTACTTTTTACAATTTGTGTTGTCTTATTAAATACTCTAACAGAATATGTATATGTACCAGCTGTCTTGTTTTTAAATTTTAAACTAGTAGATGTTCTATTTTCTGGATTTAATAATCCCGAACCTATTAATCTACCATTTTCACTAACTTCATATTGTGTTGCTTTATGTCTAGTTGGTAACGGTATTGTTAATGTATATGTACCTGTAGATGGTGAAGGATTATTAATAACAGGATTAAAATCTGTTATTGGGGTTGTAAATGTATCAACTAATACAGGTAATGTATCTGTACTAACCAAATTTAATCTGTTTTTATCAAAAATACTGAAAATACCATCTTGTGTATTACCTATTGATACTGTATGTTTATGAATACCATTGCTTGCTCTCCTTATAGTATATTCAATCATTTTAAAACCGCCTACAATATCTGATATTACTAATTGTGTATCTGATTGTGATTCTAAAAAAATACTGTTTTTAATTAATTTTTTACCATCATAAAATAATATTACATCACTATTATGGTCTGGTGGTAAAAATACTCTTAATTTATATGTCCTATCTTTATTTCTTGTTGAGTCAACATCAAGTCTTGGAACTCCTACAGGTGGATACGGAAAATCTGTGTACACCGTTACATTTTGATAACCATCTTTAATATATCCATTTTTTAAAAGTAATTTAACACCATAAATAACTTTACCATTAAGTGTACTATCTCTCATTATAGTTACTGTTGTATCATTATATTCTATACGAGTAGGATTGTATGTTATACTATCATAAATAATACTATCTAATTTTATCGTTTCTATAAGTATATCGGCAGATGATGTTTTTGCATATACAAATGCTAAAGATGAATTGTGATTATTTGGTATATTTACTGTTAAAGTATGTGTTCTATCATAATTATGTACGCTATCAACTGTTATTGAAGGTGGGCTTTGAGGGTCTAAGGTGTCAATCATATAGTTAATAGCAAATTTATCTATTATTGTCAGACTTGAGTTACTAACTCTATAATTTATCCCAGGAAAAGGCTTCAATATTATCATAACTTTTATCGTATTAGCTGTATCATATGGACTTAAATCAAAACTAAACCTTTTCCAATCGTATGATTTATTTGATGTTGGGTAACGAAGTCTAGTTGTATCTAAATATTCACTAGTACTTAACTGTAACCCACCTCTTTTCCATAATTCAACAGGTGTTTGATTATTTCCAATTAAAGCTTTTACAATCAAAGTATCATACTCACTATCTGTAGAATCTGCTAAATAATGGACATAATTAAAATGAAGAGTTAATTTTCTATCATTACTTGATGTGTCAGGTATTGAAAAAACATTAGATATTATACTATCAGGATATGAATATATTGATGTGTCAGGAGAGTGATAAACAGCATTGTATGGTAAACCACCATCAAGATAATATCTTAAACTATTCCAAAGACTTTTAATATTTTTACCTGCTAAAACAGAACTATCACTAGGTCTATAAACACCTTTAAATTCCCAATTAGGATAGTTACCATTATGTTCCATTTCTTCAAAACTTTCATAAAATGGAACACTCAAACCTGATGTTACTGTAATATGTATTGAATCAAGTGTTGTTGGGCAACCACTTTGTCTAAATCTAACATAATACCATCCTGAATCTGCTAATGTTAAATTATTTCTTACAGAAAAAGTATTTTCTTCAACACCAAAATCACCAGCAAAATCTTCTAATGATGTTGTATCTCCATTTGGATATATAAAGTTATAATACAAAAGATTTAGACCATCGGTTGAACCTTCACTAACAAATCTAAATACTGATAATGTTAAATTAGAACCAACAGGGTATGAAGTTTGTGTTGTTACAATAGAAGGTTGAGAACAAAATGTCTCTAATTGTCCAAAAGATAAATTTGGTAACAAAAGTATTAAACTTGTGAGTATGTAAAGTATTTTTTTCATAGTTTTATTATTCATTAAAGTAGTAATATATTGATTTAATGTTTTGAGATGTAGAACCGCTAGGACAAGCTGTACAAATAACATCAATTCTATACCAATTATTTAAAGTCGTTGGTTTAGGGGTTAATCTACTGAACATTTTATTTAGTCGTTCTTGTTGTGTAAATCTTATTGTTCCATCAGGAATCTCATCATTTTGGAATCTTGCAATTGGTGTAGGGTTTACTGTTAATTTTTTAACATAGAAATCTTCAAGATATTCATTATTTGCATAAATTGTAGTTGCGACTTCATTACCATTACTATCAACACTAGTTGATGTTGAATTTTCTAATTTATATAATAAAACTCTATATTTCGTTAAAGGACAAGAGGATAATAAATCAAAATTTAAAATATCTGTAAATGGTTCTATATTAAAATTATTAAGTGGAATACATGGTCTAGGATTTAATTTAACTTGTACAAAATTTGAATTTTGAAGAGGATATGAAACATTATTTGCAGCACTATATGCTCTTAAAATATATGAATACGCACCTGGGTTAGGTTTTTTATCTTTTATTGAATCAACCTGTAAAAAACAATTATATTGTTGTGTAATCTGTACTCTTTTCTTGAAAACAAAAGGATTAGAAGTATTTGATTGATTTTTTTCATAAACATCCACGAAATCTATATTATTTAATTCATCAGGTTTAGGAGAATTAACTTCAATATATAAATTATAATTACCATAATTAAAATCAGATACATCACTTAATTGTGGTATTTGTCCGTTTGGTGTTAAAGAATCTGAATTTCTAACATATAATTTAATAACTCCAAGAGGTACGGTACATGTTCTACAAATAGCTACACTAGTTGGTTCAGTAAATTCAACAGTAGGATTGTCAAGAATACTACTATATCTAAGACGATATAAATGTAAACCATCTGGTATATTTGTAAGATTGAAATTATAAGAACATGTTACGTTATAATTATAAAATTTAACATTAGTTGGCATTGCAGGTGTACAATTTGTATATGTTAAGGTTTGTCCTACATTTTGCCATGTAGTATCAGATTCTCCTGTAGGTGTTGTTACAATTGTACCTTTTTGTAATACGAAATTCTGAATATTTGACTTAGCAAAAAATGTAGTTTTTAATGAAAGATTACCATCAAAATTAAAAGCACTATCAGGAAAAAATATTGGTTTTCTTTTAGGTAACCTTTTTTGATATGTTGTAACACTTGTTGTTATTGTTTGTGGTTCTGTTTCATTAAAAATATTACCATTTATATTTGCTGTATTTAGATTTTCTAAAACAGCCTCTAAATTATATTGATTTCCAGGTGTTGTTTGAAAAGACCCTTCTGCAAGTATAGGACCTACAAATGTACCATCCGCTTTTTTAATTTCATTATCATCTATACTATATGTTTGTTCTGTAATACCTGTCTTTAATAATTGTCTAGTATTATCTGGTCTAATTAAATTAATTGTATATCTATAAACATTATTTGGTATTGGTGAAGTTAATTTCCAATTACCTACTCTATCTTCAGGGTCAACATTTGGATTCAAAGGTATAGTATCATTTACAGCATTAGTAATTTCAAGTGTTGGGTCTCCTCCTTCACATAATTCTAATGGAATATTTCTTCCACTTAATATTTCCATAGAACCTAAAACTAATGAACTAGCATATAAACTAGAAGAAATATTTTTATAAACAATATCAAATTGTAAACTTCTACAATCATCAAAATTTCTTATATCTAATTTTATATCAGACCAATCAACTGTATTTTTATAATATCTATTATTGATAGGACTTCTTAAATATTCTGCCATAGGCTTATGGTATATTTTAATGGGTTCTATTTCTCCTGTGTATACATTTTTTGTATATCCAGGAAACCACGCTACTGTTCCTATTGGCATTGGTACGCTATCAAATTCAATAGGTGAGTTAAAATAATGGTTTAATACATAACCTGGTCTTATTAATCTTTGTGTATTAAAATAACCAGGTGTTAATTCACCATTATTAGTTAATGTATAATTACCACTACCAGTGCCTTCAAATTGTTCCGCAGGGTCACCAAATCTATGAAATTTAAAATGAGTTTTATTTTTATATGATGACATATCTTTTAGATTTCCTTCAAAAACTAAACTTCTCCTTAATGTACCATTTTCAGTTACACCTCTTGCCCATATTTCTATCTTATCTGCACCAAAATTTTGACCTGCTCTTATATTAGCACTCCATCTCATGCTCTGCGCTCCTGTTGGTGCATAATAATAAACAATACCTGTATCGGGTACAGTAAAATATGAATAACTTAATTTAAACCTTAAATAGTTATTTTGATTGTCATCATTAAAATATAAAGGTGAACGTGCTGTATCTGATGTACCTTTTCTAAAATTTGTTAAACTAGCCCAATCAGGTAAGGATTTTAGATTTCCAAATTCATTATTAAGATAATCAGTAGCTTTATAATTACGCTTACGAGTTTCACCCCAATAATCATCTCTTATAGCCTGTTCATTATCAAATTGTACATCATTTGTTCCCCATAAATAACTTAAAGTCCAAAAATCATAAGTTTTATCAATTCTAGTTATTGGGTCATACCAATTAATATTAAAAGGAGGTGTTTGAATTATTGGTCTTAATCTATACCATTCACTACCTTCTGAAAAAATACCAGGAAAAACTCTATTTGCTCTAGTTCTATTTATCCATATATAATCTCTTTCATGAAACCAACTAGAAGAATGCGCCCATGCTTCTGGACCTTGTCCAAGCCATGTATTTGAAGCATCGTTTTGCCATGTTTCATTATACCCATAAGTACTTCTAGCACCTAAATCAATAATTTTGTTAGTTGCAAATAATCTATCTCTACCATAAAAATATTTTATTGGTGACTTAGCATTTGATGGTAATCTTCCACCACCTATATTTACAACACTAAATGTTTCATCATCATTATTTTCGTAAGTAATACCACTTGTAAAAACATTTGGTCTATAATATTCATAAATATTAAATGCCCAATTTTTCCAAGGTTTTTCTCTATAAGCATAGGCTTTATACATAGGTCTGTGTTCGTTTTTGAAAAATACACCACCACCATCATATGCCCCTAATCCATAATTATATGTTTTATCAAATCTTGGGTCAGCTAATGCAGGGTCACCTACTGTATATTGTTCTTTTGCTTTTTCAGAACTTCTTATTGGGAAATAAAATAATGTATTATAACTTGACCAATTATCTACATAAGTTGCATATTGGAATGGAGTATAATTAAAAAAATCAGGGCTAAATCCTTGTGCAAAACGAGAACTTACATATGCATTTCTGTGAAAAACTGGGTGTTCATTATTTGCCACTCTTCCTGAGTAAAATGGGTCTAATGATGTTGATAAGTTACCCATACTCCATCCTGTATTACTAAAACGAGATGGTGACCAAGGTTTCATACCTCTATTATAATATCCTGCTGTATACGTTGATGCTTCATTAAAAGCATTGCCTTCACCTGTTGACCAAGGACCAATAAATTCCCAATTCTTCATTCCAAAGGCTCTATTACCATATAAATTTTTAGTATTTAAATTAAATTGGTCATATTTAATTCGTGAAGTACCACCTTTTAATGTAAAAGCACCAACTGAAAAACCAAATGGTGTATATGGTGTAAATGAAGCACCACTAGATGGACTAATTTTTTCTATAAAACTAAGCCTTACAGGTGTTTCTTTTCTAGGATATACTCTAATATATTTTATAGCAGTATTTGAAATACAACCACTAGTATCTGTTAGTCTTAAAGATATTGGATAAATTCGCATTAAACTATCCTGATTACTATTATTAGGTATAAATATTCTAGCCCTAGATTTATTTCTAGCCCTAGGAATACCTGCTAATCCTGTAATTGGAAAATTTCCGTTTGCATTGGTTAAAGAAGCACTATTAAAACTCCATACATAACCAGTACTATCAAATCTAGAACCGCCAGGTCTATCCAAAGCTTCATAGCGTGATTGGACTTTCATTTGTTTTCCATACCAATTATCAAGATTTGTAAAATTATCTGATTCGTTAATTTGTTCTTCTGTTGTTAGACTATTATTTTTTATAACCATTAATCCTTCATTTACAACATTATTTTCAATACCAGGATAATCGGCAGCTAAAACATTATTTCTTGCAAATATTGTATCACCTGCAAATTGATATTCAATGGCAGGTGATAATATATTTCTTTTATGCCATAAACTAACAGTTGCGTATGGATTAGGTCTTCCTCTAATCAAACCATTACCTCTAACACAATTTGGGTCTGTTGTACAATTACAATTATTTATATTTGGTCCATGTCCACTAATTTCTTCGCCCATCAGATTTAATCTAATTAAATCACCTGTTTTTTTATCAAATCCTTTTGAAAATGATACTAAATCAACAGGACACATATTATCTATTAATTGTAAATTCCACATTGAATATCTTGCATCCCAGTTTTGCCAACCAATTTTTAAATCACCCTTTTTATCCCAATCATCTTCATCATAATTATTGTCTCCTGATGAATTTGTAGATTGTATATGTTTTCTATATATATAAGGCCATTGATAACCTACAACTGGTGGTACTAAATCTTCTCTACTCCAACCGAAAGATGAACCTTGTGTTACCATTGTTGCTGCAATATATACTGCTAAAACAACCCATGTAACTGTCATTGTTGTACCATTATGCCATAAGTTTTTATCATCGTCATTACCAAACCAATGTGCATAACCATTCCACCACCAATTTTCACCATTACCTCTTACTGTATGTTTAGATGCAAATTTTATTCTAAGTGGAACAAAAATACCTGCTGTTATTAAGGCATTACCTAAATTACCCCATACTAAATCCATAATATCAGTAGGTTCTGATACGCCAGTTGCAAAACTAGGATACAAATAAGTTTGATACCAATGTCTAAGCCATGACGTATTTCCAGGTACATTTTTTTCAGATGGCGCTCTTTCACTTATATGCGGTGTACCTTCAGGACCTGAATTAGGAGAATAAGTATAATTATCAGCATCATAATTATTATTTCTTGCTAATGGTGCTAAAATTGTATTTCTATTTGTTGTTGTCGTAAAATATCTTGGACCTAATTTTATTGCAATGTGATGAACTAACATCCAAACATTCCATTTGTCAATATTATATGCAAGATGATTTGAATTTCCAAATTGACCTGTTGTACCATAAAGTTCTTGAACATCTTGATAATTCCATTGTAAAACAGTATCAGTAGCTATTTCATCACCATCATATATGATTTTATGCATAGGATATTGTTTGTAATTTATAGCATCACCATTTTTCCAATCTCCATTATTTGTTAATACATCAAAATATTTTGTATTGACATTTTCTAAATCATAGGTATAATACCACATATTACCTAACAATGGTATTATTCCAGTTCTATCAGGTATAGTTTCAAATTTTGTATTATTAGGTAACCCATATATTTTAGTAGGATAAGAAATATATGGATGTGATACACCAATTGATTGTAGATGTGCGCCAACCTCATCAAATCCATTTACTTTAATATTTTGATATGAAACAGGCATTTTTTTAGACAAATCATAATAATATACAAATGGGTCAATATTACCGAATAAAGTAGAATTATAACTTGATGGATTTGGTAAATTTAAAACATTATCATCTGATATATCTTTAGGTGCTACAAGCATTGGTAAATAATTGTTATGATTAAATGTGCCTGGAGGTATATTATAATTTCCCCAACGCATGTTCATACTCCAACCAGTAAAATTATTTCCATTCCAATCATTGCTTTCGTTTGCAAAATTTTGACCACTATATTTTATTATATTTGCTCTTGCATTTTCATTCCTAATGAATTCTTTCCAACTCATAGCAGGATTTTCATTTGTCGTTGCAGGTGTAATATCACCAATATAAAACCAAAAACCATCATAAAAATCACTTAAACTTTGACCATATGTTGGTCCATAAAGTCCAGGACCAATTTGTTGTCTTATTCTTATAAAAGGTGTTGTTGAAAAATAATTAGCATTTGTTAGTTTTTCAAATGTTTTACCAGTCCATCTATCATTATATAATGTAAAAGCAGTATCATTGTCAGCGACTGATTTTATATAATCATTAAAAACATCAAAAAGTCCATGTAAACCCCAACGTACACCTGATGTATTTGTTCTACCACATGACCAAAGATTTATATTACTATAATTACCACCATTATAAAAGTCATTATCATCTTTTGGTATATCTTTAAAAGCACCATCATCCGCTTCACTATATGGTGATTGCCAACCTTTCCATTCTCTATTACCTCGTAAATATTGATTTTTAAAATGTTTAATATCATAAACCACTTCACTAGTGGCATTATCTAAAGCACCTTGTTCGGGTGTAAAATCTTTTTGATAAGTTTCTAAAGGTTCTGTTTCAACAACTATTTTACCTAATTGAACATTAATTCCTTCATTTTTAAAAATATTTACTACTTGTGTAAAATAATTTGTTAATTTTTGTGTAACTTGAGTTACCGCTGTTTGATTATAACTCTTTTTAATAGAACCTTCTTTTAATGTTAATTTTCCATTTTCAATAATAAATGTTGGTGTTTGCCATTTTAAATACATTTCATAACTTATCATGTAATTTACTAAAATTACTTGACATCTAGTATATACTAAAGGTTCACAATCATGATTACTTGGTGGTGGGGCTGGGGCAGGTGCTAATAATTCATCATTTTTAAATTGTTTAAAAGTTTGTTGACTTTCTTTTTCGTTTTTAATATCAAAATCTTTTACTTCTTTCATTGCCGATATATCAGATTTTGTAAGTATTTTTTCATTTTTAATTTTATCAATCTTTGAAATAATATCTTTTATATTTTTAAAATCTTCTGTGCTTTTATCATTTATCTGATTTTTTGATATGTGTGTAATTTTAGTATTAAATTCTTTTTCTATTTTAATTTCTTCACCATTAACTCGTAAATTAATATAAACATTATTTGGATATATTGTCATTGTACCCATATTAATATTATTAAAATCATTTATATTATATGAAAGACCATTATATAATTTTGTGGTAAAAAAATGTCCACTAGTTGTATAAGTCATTCCAAGATTATCTTCTCCACGAATATCTAATCTTTCTAACTCAAACTTTTCGGTAGTGTTTAAATATGGAATTTCCATTTCAACAATAGCATTTTTAGGTTCTGAGCTAAAAATCTCCATTAAATTATCTTTATTAACAGTAAAATGTTTTTCAGGTGATTTCCTTTCAACAATTTTATAAGGTTTTCCTAATGAATTATTTATTGCACCTAAAGATTTGAATATTAATGTATTCAATAAAATTAGTGAGAAAAGTAATATTTTTTTCATGTTTTTTTATTTTTAAATAGGTTTAATTTGTTACATATGTATAAATTGTTCTGATATTTGTTGGACTATTACATCCTGCACATACGATGTCTATTCTATACCAACAGTTACCATATGTTAACTTAGGAGTTGCTTTTCTCCTAAAAAATCCTTGACTTACTTCAGTTTGTGTTAGTAAAATTCTTGTGCTTGTTGTTGTTTCAATTTCTGCATTTTTATATTGAACCTTTGCTAACGGTAGCGTTCCAACTTGTACTTGTGACAATGAAGGATTTGATGCAAGTAATCCATTACCATCAATACATCTATAAAATCTTGCTTCCCAACCTGTTCTTGGACAGGATGTTAAGGTGTTAAATCTATATTCAAAATTTGCTTTTGTACTATTAATTACACTAAGTGCTGTTGTTGAGCATTGTTTTGCTGCAAATCTTACAGTTAATAAATCACTAAAATGTGTATTACAACTATCATATACTTCAACTGATTTAATTTTATAATATTTTATACCTGTTTGAGGTACAGTTACGGTTGGTCTTGCCCATAATTTATCATTTCCAAAGTTACCCATAGGACCAGGGGCAGTAAATATATTATTTTGGAAATAATTAAAAGTAGTAAAAGGATATAATAATTGACCACTTGAAGTGCATTCCCATAATTCATACCTTCCAACATTATTTAATGATGATGCATATATTTGACCACTAGGTGGTGTAGGATTAAACCAATATGTAGAATTTGGTTTCCATTCACTATGAATATTAATTCTTGCTACTTTATCATAATTTACAGCACTATCAGCAGTTATTTTCATTGGTAACATAAATGTAGAATTATGTGATAATCCCAAAATATTATTTTCTGGTCCTTGCGGTGTAATTGCGTATTTATGATTTTGAAGTGTATCAACTACTAAAAAATAATAATATAATTTTACACTATGTAATTGATTAGTTCTATTAATTATAACTGTGTCTGCTGATGTTGTAGATGGTAAGATACCATATATGGGATAATCATAAAATAATGTATCATTTATATTACCATCAGTACATAATTTAGTACCAATTAATACAATGTAGTAATATTTAAAACCGTGATTTTCTTTAAATATTGCTTTTAATTGATGCGTTCTATCTTTATTTGATGTTGAATCAACTGTAAAAATTACATCTTCTGTAACATAAAATGGGTCAATTGTAGGAACTGCTTGTTGTGCAAATATTTTTACTGAAGTAAGTAAAAGTATTAGAAGTGTGTAAAGTATTTTTTTCATAATTTTAAAGGTATATATAAACGTATTTACTTATTAATTTATTAGGATATGGGCAAGTTGCACAAACGATATCTATTCTGTACCATCCATAATTTATTATTTTTGGTGATGCATCTCTTTCAAAATATCCTTGAATTATTTCTTGTTGTGTTAATGTTATCCTAGAACTTGTTAAAGTCTCAATATCTGTAACATTCTTATATTGAACATTAGCGGTTTTTAAATTTGGTAAAATTGATTGAGATAAGTTTAAATTTTGAGCATCGTAATTATCTGTATCTAATAATCTATAAAATCTTGCTTCATATGCTCTTGTCTGATTAGGACAATTTGAATTTAGAGTAAATCTATATCTAAATTTTGTTGTTTGGTCATTTAAAATACTTAAATTACTTGGGGCGCAAGATGGAACAACAGGTGGTGGATTAAATGTTACCGTAGTTACATTACTTAGAGCAAATTCACAAGTATCAAGCGTTGGAAATAAAAATGCTCTTCTTCTTAAAAATGCTCTGTAATAGTATGTTCCTGGTGGTTTTGTTATATTAAAATCAACTGTAGTTGGTGGATTCGTAGTGTATGTTGGTGTTTGTAATATATTTGTAAAGGTTGAACTAGTTGCAGAGGTATATTCTCTTATAACTATTCTACCAACATTACTAACGGTTGGTAAGGTAACTCTTAATCTAGCTGTATTATTATTATTTATAACAGTATCAACAGATAAAAAACTATTATTTAAAGTTTTTATTGGTTTATTATTTTGTTTTGTTATAATTTGTATTTGGTTTGCTGCATTATTTGTAGCAACTGCTATGTACAAATAAATACCATTACCAATTGTTGGCATAACATAAGAAAATGTGTCTGCTGATGTTGTGTTTACTGTTGGTTGTTGTAATAAATTATAACCTTGTTGTTGGTATGTACAAAGATTTGCATATTGTCCAATAATATTAAAAGATGTAATTCCATGATTTGGTTTTAAAATAATCTTTATGGTATGTATTGTATCATAATTGATTGATGAATCTACCTGTATTGCCCAAGAAGAATTTGATGATTGGCTAAATCCTAAGAATGGAAAAAGGGTTAGGGTTAAAAATATTAAAAATTTTTTCATGTTTTTCTTTAAATAGGAAAAAAACCACTATATTTGTAAAACAATTTGTAATTATTATGACAAAAAATCAAATCTATGGACTAGTGGCGGTGGTAGTGCTTGCGCTAGGTGGTGGTGGTTATTATTTTATGACCCCACAAAAAGAATGTTGCAAAAAAGAAGCTACATGTAATGCAATGACAGATAGTTCTGCAACTGTTAGCGATTCTGCAAAAGTAGATACCGCAGCAGTAAAAACTACAAATTAATCTAACTGAGAACTAGGTTATTTAACCCTTGAGAAATCAAGGGTTTTTTTATTTAATTAAGACAGATATTATCTTCTGCTGTTAAGAGTTCAACTCTAAATTTTGAAACCATTTCCCCTTTAAGGAAAATATTATAATTTTTAAAGAAATGTTTCATTTTCATTTGACCATTATGTTCATTCATTATTGATAATGAGTAATCTTTAATTTCCTCTAATATTTTATAATCAAAATCAAATAAGTCAAACTCTTTTGTTAGTTTAAAAAAATCATCATCCTCATTTGAGGAGAATAGAATTTCACTTATTAAGTTTTCCGATAATCTTGGGTTTATATCAATTTGTTCTGAGAATTGCCAAATCTCATGAAAAACATTTATTATAAACTGTTTATCAATAATATAATCATTATTTTCTAATGCTTCAAGATATTTATTATCAATATCATCTTCTTCTGATACTTTTGAATAGAATTCACCATAGAGAAATGATTCAAACAAATGATATGTGTTTAAATTTCTATGGTATTTTCTTCTTATATAAATACTTTGTTCCATATGGACCATTTTATTTAAATAGAAAAATAAATTAAACTATTCTTGTATGGAGTGCGTTTATAGCCACTAATTTATTATCCTTAACTGAGGATAATATTAAATCCTGAACCAATCCTAGATTTTCATTTAATTGTAATGTACCATTATATTCAATATCATAAACCATTAGTTGACCAAAATTATCTTTTTCTTCATCTGATAAATAACAAAGAGGTTCAACTTGTTCGTATTCATTATCAGATAATTTATTTACATATGATGCTGAAGTAAAATCCCAAATGGTGACAAAATCGCCTTCATTTTTTTTATCAACATCTAACATCTTTTCATAGTTTTCCAATTTCTCCATAAAAAATTTTTGTGCTGAAATTGAATGCATGATTTGTCCTATTTTTGCTTTTTTTTCTTCTTCAACAAATTCCTTTAATGTTTCAAGGAATTTTTCCTTTGGAATTCTTTTCACAAAAATAGAAATTAATTGCTCTGTGTCCAAGAACAAGAGAAAAAAGTTTTTAAAGAAATTTTTAATGTATCTCATATAATATTACAAATATAATTTAAATGATTTTATTATTTTAAAATTTTCATCCATCTTTCTACAAGATTCAGGAAATTTTATCACATCCTCTTCAGATAATTCAAACCATTCTCCATTAACTTTCAAAAAGTTATACTTATTGTGTAAAGCATTTTCAACCTGATTTGAATTTTCACAAATAATTTTATGAATTATTTTTAGAATTCTATCGTTACCTGTCTGTAATGTTTTTAATCTTTTTTCGGGATTATTGGATATGCCTATTTTATAAGTGTAATTATTAATATCAGATATCAAGTAGACATATTTCATAATCCACTTAAAATACGCTATTAAAAATAATCTTCGTTAAATTCTGTTGGTGTTTGGTTGGGGTTTTTAGATGCATTAAATTCATCCCTTCTTGCAAGTTCTTCCTTTAATTCCTTAATAAAAGAATTAATAGCACTCCTTGACAAGTTCTTTGCAACGTATTTAAAGTTCATAGAAACCATCTTCCTCTTTGTCTTAAAATCTTCCATATATATTAATATTTATATTTAAATAGAAGATTTATAACATATTCAATAGTTTTTAACCAATTTTTCCTTCTTATCAAGCATTAATCTAGCACAATGCTTTTTATTTCTTGTATGTACTCTAAATTTTACATCATCACCATCTTTAAACAGCTCTTTCAATACATATTCCGCATTACAATTTGGATTAACTAACTTAATAGTTTTACAAGCATCTTCCATATTAATTTCAATTGATTTTGGGTTTTTACTATACTTATCTTTAAGTGTTAAAAATATTGATGTAGCAAACTCATCCATTCTCATTAATTTCTTATCAACACGCATTTTATCAAATGGGTTGTAGATAATTATCCATTTGTCATCTTGAATAGATAATTTACCCCACATTGGATTATAAGTTTGTCTTCCAAAATAATTATCCTCATTTTGGTCTTTTACTTTAGATGCTTGGTCTAATAATTTATCAAATTCACTATTATTTTCCATATTTATTTTTATATGTTTTAATCAATTCTTTTATAACATCAATTTTTACAGATTCATCAACATATTCTTTATTGTCAATGACTTTATCAATTACTTTTTTCTTTTCTTTTAGAATTGCATTGACTCTTTCATCAATTGAATCACGAACAATTAGATTATATACCATTACATGACTTTCCTGACCAATCCTATGCGCTCTTGCATAACATTGCTCGTTTATTGATGGTACATAATTCTGAGTAATCATAAATATATTTGATGCTCTTGTTAGTGTTAAACCTGCATTACCTGTTTGAACGGTCAGTAAAAGATTCATTACATCGTCATCATTCCTTTGAAATTCATCAATATATTGTTGTCTTGTTTCAACATCTACATCTCCTGTAAATAATCTTGAATTTTCAGGTGAATATTCATAAACCTTTTTTAAGGTTGATTTAAATTCATCAAATATGATGAGTTTTTGCCCTTCTTCATTATATGATTTAATTATATCAGATAAATAATTGATTTTCAATGATGAAGTGTATTGTCTTAACTTTTGTAAGACAGTTAAGAAATGCATTTTATCACTTAGATTATCTGATACTTCAAGTTTTGATAAATCCATTGTCTTTAATCCACTTTCAATATCATCATATTCATCAAATTGTTCATCTGACATATCAATGAAGACTTCATTAATAAGAAGAGATGGTAAATCTTTTAAAACATCAGTTTTCTTTACTCTAAACATTACTCCATCCATTTTATTGAATAGAATATCTAAACTAATGTCTTTATGTGATTCGTAACCAAATCTACCTTTTATCATTCCGCAGAAATTCTCATAATAGAATCTTTTACTCTTAATTTGATAGGGAGAAAGCAAATGAAGTTGTGTATAGAGTTCAGTTACCCTTGATGGCATTGGAGTGCCTGTAAGTAGGAAAATGAATGGAAAATCAATGGTTTTAATTGTGTAAAGAAGATTCTTTGTTTGGTTTGCCTTTTCATTCTTAATATTTTGAGATTCATCCAAAATAATTGCGTCAAAATTTGGAAAAGGTTTTTTAAATTTCCTTTCAAATGAATTTTTAAATACACCTGGTCTATCTCTAAAGAAATTATAATTTACAATAATATATTTTGCATCCTTAATTTCACAATCATTTTTTTTATATCCAACTATATGAACTTTTTTATGTTTTGTGAATTTTTTAATTTCATTTTGATAATTGAATTTAAGACTGTTGGGAACAACTACTAATACCTTTTTAATATCTTTTGACATTTCACAGGCAAGGATACTTGTGATTGATTTACCACAGCCTTGTTCAAATCCAAGCATTGCCTTTTTTCTGAACAAAAGAAAATCAGCACCTATACATTGATAATTGAATGGATTGATTCCTTCTTCTAAGAATTTTTTATAATTCTTTAAATCAACTTCTCTATCTAATTTTTTTATTTTCTTAGAATGGTCATCTAATTTTTCTTCATCAGATTTATTTTTTTCTTTGTCTTTATTTTCTTCTAAGAGTTTATCTTTTACTTTGATAAAATCATTCCTATCCTCAAATGAATTAAATTTAAAGAATATATTTTTATCACCTTTATAGGATTTAATAATATCAAATAAATCTAAACAATGAACTTCCCAAGAGTTATCTGATTTTTCAAACTTTGAGTGTTCATATTGTTTAATTCTTTGAATTAAATCAAGTAAATAAGGAAAAGATAGGGAGAAGAATCTTGACCTCCCTATCCTTTTTACTTTAATATTAATCATTTTTAATTTCCTTGAGCCTTTTTCCTTTGAAGAGTCTCAAATAATATTTCTTTTGCTTTTTCTTTAATTACATCTCTAAAAACAGATTCCATCATAACTTTTAATCTATCTTTTGAAAAAATTTCTTTAAAAAGAATTTTTGTTACTTCTTCAGTAACCATTTGTCTAATATCTTTTTCGTTTAATGAAACAGATGATTGCGGTATATTTTCTTCTTTTTTATATTCCTTTGCTTCGTTAATAAAATCTTGATATTGTGTTTCAATTCTTTTATTTTCAATAATAGGCATTGCTTGTGGTCTATTTCCTGATAATAAAGACATAATTTCATCAGGAGATACTTGTCTTTTACTCATACCAATTTTATCTGCCTTTGTTTTTGCTAAAATTTCAGAAATTGGAACTTGTCTTTCTTTTTGCTCAACCATAGGTTGAGATTGTTTTTGTTGTTTTACAGGTGTAATTTTTTTTGCTTTAACAACACCATTATTTGTTTCCATTGAATCAGCAACTTCGTTGATTTTCTTAATCTTATTCAACCAAGCCTCTGATAATTGTGCAGTATTATCAGTTGGTCTTTCTACACCACCTAATACCTTTAGTGCTTTTAATCCTACTTGACTCATAATATTATAATACGTTTTTTTATTTCTTTTTATTTATAGTGAAAATGGTTGTAACATCGGTCAATGCCTTGTTAAACAGTTTGTTTAGTTTTGGTCTATTAGCAGCAATAAAAGCATCACTTGTATCAATATTTTGAATAGTATATTTAAAATCACTAATACCATCTAAACGAAACATTCTCCATCTAACTTTATCGTGTGGAGTTGCATCAATTGCATTTAATGTTTTTGATGTTATATTTTTTAACCAACCATAAATTACTCTATTTCCCCATTTATTTGTACCAAGAGCAAAAATTTCAACATCTCTATAACCTTTAACACCACCACTAGGGTCATCAGGTGCTTCATAATTAAATTTGCACACAGGAATACCCTTCCTTCTTCTGTTGAATTTCATAGCATTTATTATTTTTCCCTCAATGTCTGAACCTGATGGTTTTTCTGTATCTAACCTAGTGTCTTGTTCGGTAATGAGTTTTTTTAATAATAAATGCTCTAAGTATAATAATTTACTTTTGGTACTAAGCATTAGGAATTCCAAGTAACATTATATTCATTTCCTGGTCTGTACTTATTTTGTGCAAGTGTACCTGGTGAGTCAGAACCTATTCTTGCTCTTATATCATCTTTTCCACCAACATTGAAAATTGCATCTTGGTAGGATGCAGGTGGTTGTGCAGGTTCTTTACCATGATTATCACCATTTATACCTTCTGAGTATACATATGGGTGATTTTTAGTGTATGGGTTATTGATATTAATTTTATCATACCCAATTGGTGCAATTTGTTGAAGTTCAACTCTTCTTACATTACCAATTGTTTTTATTGGACTATTTGATGGTTGAATTGGGGTTGGGGTTGGGGTTGCCATATTAATTTAATTTAATTTTATTCTCCGATTTGATTTTCTAATTTGTTAAGTTCATCATCAAGTAGATTTTTAACATAACCAACTGTATTATCTTTTATTGTTTCATTCATTGTTTTTTTGTTTTCGCTAAAAGTACGGTTTTTCTGACCTTTGAAATTCAAAAGATAATCAAGTCTTTTTGCATTATAATCTGTGGAATTATATGATTTAAACTTTTTCATAGTTATTTTATTATAAATAGATACTTTTAAAACTATTTACAATAAAATGATTCCAAAAGGTGCTAAATATGGTAATAAAGTTTTTATAGGTAAATCAGGAGAAGAAAGAGTTAGAGAACTTTTAGATGATACTGATGCAAAAACTGTTTTTTTACCTGAATCAATTTCTATAATTGATTTAGATGCGGAAATTGTTAATGTACTTAATTATGGTGCATTATCTGTAACATCTGATTCAAGAAAAGAAAGAGTTCCTGCTTTTTTATTTGGTGCTGAAAAATGGAGTGAGTTTTCTAAAACTTGGCAATATACTGATGATGATAAAAATCTAATATTTCCAATTATTACTATTCGTAAGACAGAAACTAAGTTTGGTTCTAGATTAGGTGAAAATAGACACTTTATTTCTAATCAAAAAACTTATGAATATACAAGAGTTCCTGTAAGAGATGCTAATAATGGTGTTGTTGGATATGAAATATATAAAATACCAAATCCAACACCAATTGATATTACATATGAAATAAGAATGTTTAGTGATTTCTCAAGAGATATGAATAAATTTGATGAGAAATTTATGCGTCAATTTCAAGACAGACAATTTTATATCAATGTTAAAGGTCATTATATGCCTGTATTTTTAGTATCAAGTTCTGATGAATCAGAAACGGATATTGAAAAAGCAAATTACTTAATAAAAATACATAATATAAATCTAAGAGGTTTTATTCTTGATGAGAATGATTTTGAAATTGTTCGTGCTAATCAAAGAATAGTAAAAATTACGGAAATAAACGGTAAGGAAGTAGGTAGAGATAATTATCAATTATAATATGAATACTTATTATTTAGATATCTTTTTAAAAAAAACCTATAAAAATTTAGGTCTATTTGATATTGCTGACCCAAATGCAACTATAAATGGTACACTAAGTGCATCAACAGTTATAGTACCAACATCTCCAACAATACCAATAATACAACCAAGAAATGTTTATGTAACAGGCACAACAAAGAGTAGATTAAACGAAGTTAAATCATACGATAAAATTAATCCTTATAAAGTTGGTGTTAAAGGTGTGACAGGTGTAACATCAGAATATGTAGAATATATAATTGATGATATTTATTATAAAACATTTTTATCAGGTGAATCAACTTATTTTGAATTTAGAAAAATGAGTGACACATTAGACCAAAAAATTATTATTGCTAACGAAAATTTAGTATCAATTGATATCAAAAAAACTTTAAATGCAATGGTTATTGATAGAAGTAATATGTCAATTTATGATTACTTTAGTAAAATAAATAATTGCAGTAGTCTTGATGATATAATGGAAATTTTTTAATCTATTTAAAGAAAAACATAAATGGCATTAGGTGTTGCAAATATTATAAAACCAGCAACTGTTGATTTAGCAGATGTTGAAGTATTATATTCATTTACCCCAGATAGGATAACTAAACCAACTAACTTTACAAAAGTTCCAATAACTAATGATATTCTTGAACCAAGATATATTAATAGTAACTCAGATGTACCTTTACAAGGTATGTATTTATTAAAACTTAATAGTACTGTTTTTACTTCAGTTGGTTTTTATACAATTATTATTAGACCAAAACAAATTACAGTCACAATTTTAGATTGTGGTGTATTATCTCAATTACCCGACCAAAAAGGTATTGTTCTTGATACAAATGAACAAGCAATCTCTGAATTGGGTTCAAAATTAGTACCAGGTGGATTATCAGGTTATAGAATAGAATATCTTGATGATAATGGTTTATTGGTAAATAACCTTTTTACAACTGTTTCTTTCTCAAATCGTTGTGAACCTATTAGTCAAGCATCACAATCAACAACTCAAAAATCAATAGTTTATAGGTTAAATGATGTAGGTAGTCTTTTATATCTTTCAGTTACACCTGCAACTAGCCCATCAATAAAACCAAATGCATTTCCTTATATTGGTATTGCAGGTCAAAAAATAATTATGTCAAATACTTATTTTGACCAACAAGTAATTGATATTGAATTAAGTGAATATGATTTAAAGAAAATTGCTCTTCTTGTTAATGGTGAGAGAACACTTAATGTTGAAACAGGTATTGAAAATATTTATGATGATAGTAAAAATATTTTAGCACAATCAACTTTATATGATATTAAGGATGAATTTCAAAATCCTTTATATAAAGTTAAGCAAAATAATACTGATATTAATCAAAGTGAAACTTGGACTAGTATTACTGATGGTGTTGTGAATCAATAGATTCTTGGTTAGCAACCATTATATCATGAACCCTTTTTATCATCTCCATTAAATTTGGAACGGTATCGTAATTTTTTATTTCATCACTATTAACCCACATATAACCTGTGTGTTCGTCATTTAATTTAATCTTATCGCTATTCGTTACTTTTGAAACAAATACATATAAAAATGTACTATCTTCAATAGTTGAATATACAAGTTTTGGTTTCTTTAATGTTAAATTTGTTTCTTCTTTTGCTTCTCTGATTATACACTCTTCAGGAATTTCATTTTCTTCAACACCACCACCAATTAAAGCAAACTTACCTGCCATCCAATTATCGTTTTCTGACCTTCTTACCAATAATAATTTATTCTCTTCGTTAAATACAATACATACACAAGCAAATTTTAATTTAATTGGTAAATTTAAATCTAGGTTTTCACTTTCCATAATTGCTCTTGGTTTTAAATCTTTAATCATGTTTTTAACTTTTGGCATTTCAGGGGCTTTTACAAAATCTTTTGTATGTGTTTTTCTAAACTGATTTGAAAAACCACCAAACTTAGTTTTTACTTTTTTACTTCTTTGAATTGGATTTCTTAAACTTTTTAATTGGTTTTCAACCCAAATTTTCATTTTATCCCCACCTAAAAACATTAAATCATTTTTCTTTTGTTGTCTTTGTAATTCTCTTTCCTCTGCTTTTAAATCAACATCCGTTTCTTCAGCACTATCAAATATACCTTTAATTCTTTTTAAATTTTCATAAGATAAAAATTTGGTTCTCACAATATTCTTCCCCTTTTGTTTTGTTGATGCAGGAGTATTTTTATTTTTAATTAAACGGAAATTAATCTCATCAATAACATGTTGAGGAACTTTGTAATAGGTATTTTTACCGCTTAATTTTGAATTAGCCATTAAAAACTATCAATTAGTCTACTATTTTTATTCATTATTTTTTTACACAATTTGTGTTTAGCCTCTTGTGGTAATTCTTCAATATTTATATTTTTAATTAATTCAGAAAATAAATTAAATATTGCTTTTAATTTACTCGGTTCTTCAGGAATTAATTTTACTATATTTTCAATAGAAGATACTAAATCATCATTTTCAAAATGTGTGTCATCAACTAAATCACCGTTTAAATCATCATCTTTTGAAAGAATTGAATCTTCTGATACAATACCTAAGAATAATCCTGGAGGTGCTAAAATAGATGACCTTTGCGTTGCATTTGCCATTTGTCTAGCAACTCTATCTGAAGTGTTAACAACATATATTTCAGCATTACCCATAGGTGAATCACCAATTTCAGGAATAGTATATGTATCATCTAAAATACCTTCTTCAATTTCTTTTTTTGGTTTTTTATCTTTTGATTCAACCGTTTTATTTGCTAACTCAGCTATTTTTTTTAACTTATCCTCTTTCATTAGATAACTATTTTATATAAATAGTTATTTTGTTTTAAATGTAAGGTTCATAAGGTGGATATGGTCTTCTCCATCTATTTAAAGGTCCAAGTTTTAAATTTAATTTAGCAAGACCAGCTCCAGCATCTGGTGTATTCTCTGTTGTTGTATATGCATATTTTGTTGTTAATTTTGGATATGTTAAATTTATTGTGCTTGATGAACTATTTCCACCAAATTTTTGATACATTGGTATATAAAACAATATATCAGATTGATTAATATTAGGTGTATCAGTTTCTCCTTCAAATAAATGCCAATAATTATCATATTTATACATTTTTTGTGCAAATAATTCAAATTCAGTAGGTGTCATAGTTGTTTTTGCCATACCAAAATTATGTACATTCATATTCATACCCATAGCTTGAATAGCACCACCGAACCCACCTTTATAAAGAAATTTAATATTATTTAAATATATAAACGGTAAGCCGTATACGGCACTTGGATGAACTTTCTTATAATTATTCATATATGTTGTAAATGCACTTATTTGATTAAAATTTTTACTAGGTTCTTTATAAACCAATAAATTAAAACTACTTATACCTGTGCTTGCGGTTGATGGAACTATCCTAACATTACTTTCTGTAACCCCTGGAATTAAATCTCTATAAGGTATTGAAGACCATGAACTACCACCTAAATTTAATGACATATATGGTGGTTGTATACCCGATGCTTCAAAAGTGACTGTAAAAGATGATTGAGTTATACTATAATAAGAAAGTCCATCTGTTGTAAAAAAATAACCTGCATTTAAATTAGTACCACCTGTACTAAGATTTAAAATATTAAATCTTGCCCAAAAAATAAAACCTTCTGTTTCAAGAATTTTTTCATTATTAAAACCATTTAAAAATATAGCGCATCTATCTATAACATTTGCTCCGCTTATAGCATAAACACTACCAAAACCGTTTTTATAACCTACACCTTCTTGTGTTGCTCCTGAATTGTATAATAATCCTACAAAATTTTCCATAATATTAATTTTTAAATGTAAGGGTCATAAGGTGGATATGGTTTTTTCCATATGTTATATGGACCTTTATATACTGAAGCAGATTGTGTTGGTTGATTTGCTTGATAATTTGTTGTACCTGTTGATACAAAATCTGCTATAGGTGATTGTAAATTTGCTGCGGATACATTACCTAAAACTAGTTCAATATAAAATTTTTTACTAGGATTATAATAATCTCTAATATCTTTTCCCTCTTTTAAATATAATGGAAAATAATAAACTGCATTAGTTGGATTAACACTATATGCTGTTGGTAATAAATGTATATAATTATCAACTCTATGTAATTCAGTAACTAAATTATCAATATATGTTGTTGTTAATCCTGTGTCAAGTTTAAAAACAGAATTATTAAATACATACATTGGTACTGTTCTACTAAAAGGAAACGCAGTGCCAAAACTTCCACCAAAATAAATATCATTAAATGTAACTGATGATAATTGATTTAATGGTATTCTAGCAGTATTTCCATCATAAATAACACTTCCAGCATTTGTAAGTGTTTTAAGTTCACCATTCATATAAAATCTATATGAGGATGCTGCTGTAAAAGGACCTTCATTTTTATATAATGTAAAATTATATACTTTATTTCTATATATTTGATTAGTTGGAACTATAGCATTATAAGCTAGAATTATACCGCCCTGTCCTCCTTCATTAGCAATAAAGTTAAAATAAACATATCTTCCATTTTGAAAATTAAAGTTCATATGGAGTATATTTGTGATTGGTCCATCACCTCTATAAACTACAGTAGGTGCATTAGTAACTCCACCATATATATCAGAACCAGTTACAGCTTCAGGTAATATTCTATATGTCCATATAAAAGGTTCATTTGCTAAAATTGTTTTACTTATACCACTAATTCTTGGTGTACGATTTTGATAAAATGTTTTTGCTGTATATGCACTATCTCCACCAACCCCTGCGAAAAGAAAACTTATACTTCCAACTCTTAAAGCACTTCCAAAACCACTTTTATATTGTAATCCTAAATTATTTGGCATATTAATTTAATATCTCAATTGTTGTATTTGTAATACCAATTGTACTACCTGGATTGGTAGTAATTCCTGATAATTGTATATAATATTGTTTTGTTGTATCTAAAGTTATAGTTGCCCCTGTTGCTAAATCTTGATACCCACCATTATTCATTAAATAACCATGTACATTTATTAAACCACTAGTTCCAATATCTCTACAAACAAAATCAATTTCAGTTGAGAATGTCTTAGTTGCTGTTCCTGATGCTTGAATTGTTGATGAAAAAATTACTGTGGATGTGTTTGCGGTATCTATTAATCTTAAACCTAATGTAATAGCTTCTGAACTTGGTACTAGATTATATCCCTTTGCTTTAAATCTGACAGTCTTACCTTTAACTAAAAAATTAGGAGGTAAAGTTCTTGTTCCAATAAATGTTGTATATGAACTATATTCAGGTAATAAGTTTCTAGAAGTGCTTGATGCTGTGAAACTTGATATAATTGAATAAATACTAGCCGAATTTATTTCATCAATTCCATTATGTGGATTTTTATATTGTTGTTGTTGATTATCATATGGAAATACCATAGGTACAGCATATGTGTTACCTAATGTACTTGTTGCGTTTCCTACAACAGTATATGCTGAAATTTGTTGAAATTTTGCAAAAGTAACAGAATTATCTTCATAGCAATTTGTTCGTGTTTGACTCCAAACAAGTGTTGAACCACTTCTATTTAAAACTGTGTCTAATACAGTTGCTTGAAATGAACCAGTAAGACCTGATGTTGATTGTGGTCTACCAATAACTGATGTTGATAAGCCTGTTATTATTGCTGCTGAACCTCCTGATACATTATTTACTACAGTTGCAGGTTGTCCTGAAATAACAAAAACATCACCTTGTTTATAAACTGTAGTTGAACCAGCACCTGTAATATTATTAAAGAAAAATTCTGTTGTTGATGCTGAAATATAATTATTTATACCATTACCAATAAACTGAATACCCCCAATAGAACCTCCTCCTCCACTACCTTTTATATTTTGTAATTGATGTCCTGCTACTGCCATTTATATATTTTTATATAAATAGTCTTAATCTAAAATTGACAAAAGATGATTTGGTTTGGTTTTCCACCATTCCTTTTCATTCATAATAAACCCGATTGATTGAAAACAATTAACACTTAACTTATTATGATTTATATCTAATAAATACTTTAAATATCTTGCATTATAGTTTGCTCCTAATAACTTATTAAATCTTTCTTTTACACCAATAGTGACTTTAAATCTTTTAACTAATAACTTTCTTTGAAGAGTTTGTTGTTCTTCAATAAACTTATCAACTGTTTTTGAAACAATGAATCCTGAAGCTATAGCTTCGCAAACAAATAATTTACCATTAAAATCTCTTATTAAAAGACAATGATTGTATTTTGATTTTAAAAAAAATCTTATTAAAAAGTAAAAGATTTTATTAAAGATTGAAATACCTTTTTCATTTCTAACAAATACAATATCCCAATCTTTAAACTGCATTTTAAATCCATGTTACAATTTGTGCAATATTATAATCGTTAAATCTTTGATATGAATCTGCTCTTGATATCATTTGTTCCGATAAATCATCAATTGCAATAGGATTTGCAGCAATAACATTGATAAAATAATTAGCTTCTCCAATAGCATTTGGAAATGATGAATCAACATAATCCCCTGTTGCAGGGTCAACCCATGTTGAATTATCTGCCCTTAATTTAAAAATATAATCAGGAATTAAAGAGTATGGTTCATCAATACCATTTTCTTCCTTATAATGCTTTACTAAAACTCTAAAATCAACATAAACTAAACTAGGATGATTGTATTCATCTGTTATAATATTTGCCCTTTTTGCTTTTCTTTTTATTGTGTTGTCTAGTGGGTGATTTGTTATATTTATTAAGTCCATAATTTTATTATAAATAGTATTTATGAATAATTACCATTATATACAATTGGTTCATTAGGTTTATTACGAAAATTATATTTATGTAAAAAATAATTATGCATTCTTCTAACACCATTAAGGTCTAATGCTTCACCATCACTAAGAATAACTTCATTTAATTCAGATTGAAAACCTGACCCAGAAGCTTGAGACCCACCAAATCCATAAAACGTATATCCTAGCATACTTGCTGACCTAAATATTGGTAATGTAACACCTGACATTGCAGTATTTGTATTATTTCCACTAGTTATTAAATTATCATTTATGTAACAAAAAAAGTTCCTATTATTATCTAATACAAATGTTGCTGAAAAATATCTACCGCTATTTTTAGTATTTAAACCATCTACATCTATATTTATAATTTGTAGACCACCAACATATACATTAATATTAACAACAGGAAGATAACCTGATTCCAAACCACCTGTCACACCTAAACCATTATCAGGTGTAGTTATGAATGAAAATCTAGCTGCCGTTAATACTGTAGTACCAAAATTTGCAATATTTGATTTAGTACCAGTGCTAGTAAGTCTAAAAAAGGCACTAAATGTAAAAGCTGTTTTATTTGTACTTTGATAACCTGAAAGAGTTCTTAGAGCAGCTTGTGCTTGTGCTGTATTACCAGCATTACATACATGTGAATTTTTATTTGTATTTATTGTATTGGCAGAAAAAAAACTAGAATTATTAATAGTAGCACTTGTTGGGTTAACTGGATTTCTTAGGTCATATAGTGGGTAATTTTGCACTTTATTCCTCACATATCTAATAACATCACCATTATTAATAGGTATTGTGCCACCACTATCACTATATAATGTACTTCTATCATTAAAATCCCACCAAATAGTTAATCCACTTTGAAATAATTGTTGAGGTGTATAAATAGGTGATATAAAATTATTGGATATCATTGTATATGAATTTCCTGAAATATCTGTTAACATATTTTAATTTAAAATTTCTAAAGTTGATTCATTAATTATTATTGAACTGCCTGAATCGGCTACATCAAATTGTACAGTACAATCAAATACTTGATTTGTTGTTGTTGTTATTGTTTGATTTTGAGAATATATACCAAATATAACAGGGTCTCCACCAATTGTTGATGGTGGGGCTGTGGGGAATACTATTTTTCCACTACCAAAAATTAATCCTGAATTTCTTACCGTAAAAGTAGAATCAATCTCAATATCCCCATCATAAGGATTTATTGACCCAAAAAAACTAATAGTTGATGAACTAGAAATTATCGTTGAACCAAGTTTTATTCTAACAATTAGCGTAGTATCAACATTTTGTATAGATATTGTACCTCTAGCATTAAATCTATATTTTCTACCTATTGCTAATTCAGGATTATAAGAATTATTTGATGCAAGTAATGTTGTAGTTCCTGTTAAAACTGAGGATATAATTGATGTTTGTGTTGTTGTATTTGAAATTGTTAAAGATGATAAAGCATTAAATATACCAAATGAATTTATATATCTTGGTTTATTAATACTACTATCATTAATTGATAATGTTCCACCGCTATCTACAAAAATTATTTTAGATGGACTGCCTGATTCACCTGTAAATGAGTTGTTATTATAACTAAATAAAAATTCAGTAGTTGTACCACCACGTTGCATTTTTAATTCATTTGAATTTGTATACCATATAGAACCATCTGATGGAGATATTGGTTCTGTTGGTGATGGTGCAAATTTTATCGTTGTAAGACCTGTTGTTGATGGTGCAAGAAAGGCAAGTCTTGTATTGGTAACCTGACTTGAAGCTGCTAAATTTAAAGTGCCAATTGTTGTGTTAATATTTCCTGATGCTCCACCACCAAAAATTGTAAGTCTACCTGATGCTGTTGTGTACATTAAATTTATTGAAGTATTTGTAGGTGCTAATCTAACAAGCGTATTTGCTGTTATTGCCGATGTTGTGCCTATACCTGCTGAGTTAAATAATGCAGATGTAAAACCATTTGCTCCTGATATAGTTCTTGAGAAAAGTGTTGTTCCTGTTATTCCTGTATAAACTTTAGCACCACCACCTTGATTTGAAACTGTATTTACAACTGTTCTGCCTCTAACAACTACTATTTCACCATCATCATTTATAGATATACCAACTTCATTTCCACCTGATAAATTATAAAATGCTAATGTATCATTTGATGATACTGTTGTTGTTAAACCGCAAAAAACTCCTGTTCCTGTTCCAACATTCCTACCGCTTATAATTATACCACTACCACCTCCTGATGAAGTTGCTGATATTGCATAACTATTTCCTGAAGGATAAATAGTGATATTTGGTCCTGCTGTAAATAAATTCCCTAATTGTCTATAACTTAATGGCATCTTAACTATAAATAGTTAATTTAAATACTCTAGCGTTGCTTCATTAATAAGTATATTATTTCCTGAGTTGTCAAATTGCAATGTAAGGTCAAATATTTTATCTGTTGTTGTATCTATTGTTACTTCACCCAGTGAAGTTATTGGTGCAATTGGTGAGGTAGATAAAGTTAAAAATGCTGCATCTGTTAACATTTTACCACTACCAATAGCCTTTCCTGATGCACCTTGGGTTCTAATTGTGAATGTACAATCAATTTCAAAAAAACTACCATTTATATTAGTTTGTAATGCCGTTGTTGCACTTGCAATTAGAACAGAACCTAATTTTAATTTAGATGTTAAATTACCTGCACTAGCATCTGAGTTTATATTACCTCTAGCATTAAATCTATATTTTTTACCTGTTAGTAATTGTGGTGTTGAAACATGTAATGAACTATTTAATATATTTGTACCTATTAAAACAGTAGTACCTGTATTAATTACACTCAATTCAGATGTTCCTGATATCGTTGTTGATGTAATTGAATTAAATATACCTAAAGGTGTGAAAAAAACATTTTGAGTATTTATAGTACCAGCTGAATCCGCAATTAATACTCTGTTATTTGTTAATCCTGTAAATATGGCATTATTATTTCTAAATAAAAATGGTGTAAGTGTATTAACCCCATTAAAATTTGTACTACCTTTATAAAACCATAATGTATTACCTGTTGATACATATTGTATATCACCATTCCTAACACTACCAAAACCTATTGTTGTTGATAATGGAATAGTTAATGGTGTAACAGCAGATGTTGCAGGTGCTAGTAAAAGTCTTGTATCTGTTATTGTTTGTGGTGTTGAAAAACCAATAGCCATACTTCCTGTTGTTGTATCAACTTGAAAAAAATCACTTGTACTTAAAGCACCGCCTGTTCCTGCAATAACAACTCTATCTGCCGTTAAAGTTGATGAGGGTCTTACAAGAACTAAGTTTCCTGATTCAACAGCTTCAATACCATTAGCACCTGATATTGTTCTTGATAATAAAGCACCTGCTGTAACTGCTGATGCAACTGCTATACCTGCACCTAAGTTTGTTACTGCACTTACACCATTAATAGAACCTGTTGTTGCTGAAAAAACAATATCATTTCCTGATAAGTAAACACCTGTATTTGCACCTGCTTTTATGGTTCTAAAAACTAAATTACTGCTTGAAACAGAAGAAAAGACACCAACCCCTGTTCCAACATTTGTTCCGCTTATAATTGAACCAGTTCCACCACTTGATGAACCTGAAATAGCATATGTATCTCCTGAAGGATAAATAACAATATTTGGTCCTGCTACAAATAAATTTCCTGCTTGTCTAAAACTTATTGGCATTAGATATAATTGTTTATATTTGTTTGAAAATACTTTTGAATGTCATTGTTATATGTGAATGTAATACTATCATATGTTGAACCACTAATTACAGCATCTAGTCCACCTTCAGTTTTTAATGTTGCGCTATTTTGAAATGTTACTGTTACACCTGTATTTGCAAAAAACTTAATTGATGGTGTATATGCACTTATACTTACATCTGAAGTAATTGAAGTTACAGTTACTGATGCAGTCGCTGAAGTTATAGTTATTTTATCATATAAATAAAAACCATCAACTTGTGCAACTTGAGATGTTACAGGAATATTTCTAGTTAATAATGTTTTACTTAATACTTCATTTATACTACTATTTGTCCAAGAAGAATAGGTTACACCATCATATCTTAAAATATTGTAATCACTTACACCTGTAAGTCTTACATTATGTAATTCATCAAGTTCATATCCATTATCAACTTTAACATAGATTTTTCCGTTATTAGCATGTGCATATTCAACATAACCAATAATAACCGTATGATTTGGTGCTTGTGGTTTAATATTGGTTATTTGTCCTGCTGTTGTTGGTGATAAATATAGAACATCACCATCATTCCAAGTTTCTCCTTGCAAAGAGCCTGTTGTATTAATTTTTTGTAATAAACCAACAGTAATAATAAATCCTTCTTGGTTTGTTGCTATATCTTCAGCAACAAGACCTAAAGTACCTGCTGAGTTAGCATCATTATCACCTTTTGCTAATTTAACTGATAATCTTTGTCCTGCTGCTCCTCCAATAACTACGGCATGATAACTTGAGCCTGATAAATCTATGAGTGGTGTTGTTTTATTTACTACTCTAGTAATTAATCCTTGATTTAATTTACTTTTAACAACACCTCCTTTTAATCCCAATTCTAATGTACCATCAGTATCATTCCAATTTAATCTAGCTATTTGTGATGTAACAGTTGCACCTGTATTAAAATCAATATAATCAGTATATAAACTTGTTGATGAAATTGATGTTGCTGATAATGTGTTTGTTAAGATTGTGTCTGATGTGATTGATGTTGCGGAAATTTCATTTACTAAGATTGTGGTTGCTGATATACCACTTAAAAAGACTGTTTCACCTGATACAGTACCACCACTTACTGAAAGATAAGGTAAAGATTCTTTACTGATAAAATCAAATCCTGTTGTACCATTTCCAACCATTAATTGGTCAAGGCCAGTAGAAACATAACCAACAGGGATTTGACTATTACCATTTGGTGGTATTAAGGTAACTTTAGCATTATTCCCTGACCCAACATTGGTATGAACAGGTATAATATCTATTGTGGCATTTGCCCATGTCGGATTATTATCTTCAAATGTTATTGATGCTGCTGTCCATAAACTACCTGCACTATTACCACTATTAATAATTGTTAAAGATTTATCTTGTTGAATAGTTAAATCACCTGTTAATGTTCCACCGCTTATTGGTAAATAATCACCTGATAAGGTACTTCCTGTTCCACCTGTTGCAGTACTAACAAATACTAATGTACCATTACTTTCAGTAATTTGCATTCCTGTTCCTGCGGATAGTGTTCTATAAACTAAATTATTATTAGTTACAGAAGAAATAACTGAATAATCACCAGTTCCTGCTGAAACAATATCCGTAATACCTGTAAATGATGTTGAACCTGTTCCACCGCTACCTGTGCTATTAATAATTAAATAACCAGGTGATGTTGTATCATCTATTGTAATATTTGTACCTTCAAGTAATGCTTTAAATGTTACCGTTCTACCTGTTGTTGATGCTGAACTAATATCTTCAATAAGTGATTGTCCACCAAAAGTTGTATCTACACTAATAATATCGGTAATTGTGGTTGTGGTTAAAGCACTTAATGCTTTAAAGGTATTAATATTTTCTTGATAAAATACAGTACCTGCTTTGCTTCTTTTTTGATATGTAATTATCTCATCATAGTTACCATCTATTGGATGTGTATCTTCTAATTCATTTCTAATAGTTGAACTATGAACAAAATTAAATAAATAACCTGCTAAAGGTTTAAAAGTTAATTTATAAGTTTGATTATAATTTTGTATAGCATTTATTGAAAATGTTGAAGTTGCTGCTGAAATATTAAATACACCAAAATGATTATAATTTGTTAAATCTAAAGTATTACTTGGTACATTTAAATTTGTTTCAAGTTGATTTACATCAGATGTAACTAATTTACTATTGAAACTATAATTTGCTAATGTCCTATTAACTAATCCAAAATCAGTTGATATATCACAATTTCTAAATTGTGTATTTGTAAATGTAGCTGCTGAAATTAAGACATTATTTCTAATGTTTGTATTATCAAGTATAAAGTTTGTATCATCAAAAGATGAAACAAGTCTTGCATTATTATCAAATGTATTTCCTGAAATAATACCTCTAAAGTTCATTATCTCAGCAACTGAGTTATTTATAACTCTATTATTTAATACTTGATTTTTTCTACCCCAAGGAAATACATCAATTGCTGATTTACCTTCTACAGTATTACCAACTGAATCTACTCTTTTTGTGATTGTATCACTTGTAAAGTCATATTCAATATAATCATTAACTGTAATATAACCATATCTTTGAGTAAAGTCTCTTGATAATAAAGATAAATTTGTTAATGTATTATTAAAAGTTGTATTTGCTGTTACTTTATAGTGATTATTATTATAAATTGCAGTTTCATTAGTTACCAAACTTTGACCACTATATGCAATACCTGAACTACCTAAAGGCGTAGCTGATACATCTGTATAGTCACCAATATCATAATAATCTGGATTTAAAGTAATTAATGTGCCATTTTTTGATATTTTATTTGTATCAATTGCATTTACAATAACATATCCAAATGTTCCTGCACCTTCATTAATCCTACCTGAAACAATTCTATATTGTTTACCAATCTGAAGAGTTGAACCTGTTATTTTATCTGTTAATTGGGAGTATGTAACATCTTCATATAATGTAACTATTGTTGCAGATGATGATGATGCACTAAATATTATTAAATCACCTGATTCAATAATAGAAAGATTTGTAGGTGTAGCAGAAGATAATCTTCTAAATTGTAATTCATTTACTGATTTAGTATAAAAAACACCTGCACCACCTGCGCCAACATTTGCTCCTGTTGTTGAACCTGATGTATCACTATAAACAGTTAATTTACCATCAACTAAAGTAACACTTGTACCGCCAGCACCTTGAATTGGGTATAAAAAATATGTTGTTCCTGTTTTCCCACTAATAAGACTTGTACCACCTGTAAGTGATACTATGTCTGTAATTACACTTGTTCCTGAAAAATCTAAACCTATTGTAATTAAACCATCAGTTTCAGTTATTGTAATGCCTGTACTACCTGTTAATGCCTTTACAAGCAAACTATTACTTGTGATTGATGAAATAAAGTTTGTTCCACCTGTAAATAATGTTAAACCTGTAATTATTTCAAATTGAGGTTTAAATTTAGTACCATCAAATTTTAATATTTGTCCACTACCTGTTGTTCCTGTTGTTTCAATTTCAACATTTGTAACAAATAATCGTTTATTTGCATATGTATCACCTGCATTAGTTACATTAAAAGCATTTGCTCTATTTAAATCATCTGCTCCATAACCAACAATAAAATAATCTGTTAAGTTATCAACATTGTATTTTCCAACAACAGTTTGAGCATATCCTGATGCTATTGTATCATAACCAAAAGCATTTGAGTTATACCCATATGCTCTTGAATTTACGCCTGTTGCAAATGAAAAATCACCTGCACCTGCTGAATTTGCACCACCTGCTGCTCTTTGAATACCTGTACCTGCCCCATTATTATAATAGACAAAAACAGTTTCAGCAGTTGTTTGTATAGTTGTAGAACCTGTTCCACCTGTAAAATTTACAGGAACAGATATAATACCAACTTCAAGTTCACCATTTAATAAATTTGGTACTGTTGGGTTTGTTGTTGTAACACCTTCTCTAATAAATACAGTTGGGCTACCTGCTGTAATATAAACTAAATCAAATCTACTTCCACCTGTTTGTCCTGAATTAATGGTTATATATTCAAAATTATGTGTATATATCGTACCATTTACATTATATGAACCTGCACCTACACTATATGTTAAACCTGATACATATGATAATAAAAATCCATTAGAAATAACTGAACCTGAGAATGAACCAGGTAAACCAGGTCTAAATTTATTATTAGCATCATCATATAACAAAGCAGAACCAATTACAGCACCATCGGTATCAATTTCAATTGATTTTACATAGAATGCCTGAAGGATATTTGTTGTACCCGAAAATATTGCTGATGTACCTGAGTATTGTTTGAGTTGTCTTGAATAATCAGGTCTAGTAAAGTATGCCATATATTAACAATTTGTAGTTGGTGTAATAAGTATATTTAGTTTATTGTTAATAGGTACAATTAATGTTTTTTCTTCACCATCTTTTGTAAAAATAATCTTAAATTCACCAACATAAAATCCTGCTTTTGTTGTATGTTTCTTTTTAAATTTATATTGGATTGTAAAATCCATTAATTCTCTACAATTATCCTCTTGATTTACAATTCTATTACTTAATGTATCTAAATTTACTAATGCTTCATCATTTAAAATAATATACTTATTATTTAAATCAAACATTGAAAATGTAACTGAACAATTTTGAATTAATTCCAATAATTGATAATAATTTTCTGTTCTTATTGGTTTAATTTCCAATATAGGTAAATCGGTATTTTGTTTTATAACAAAATCTCTGTTTTTATCTGTTGTAAAATCAAAATAAGAAGAATTATCTAATTCAAAATCAAACATTATACTTTAATATAAATAGGAATTAAGAAGCTTTATTTTTCCAAGCGTTAGTGTATTGTAAAAGGTCTTGCCTATTATATGTTTTAAGTAATTCATCCATAGCCTCAATTACTTCTTTTTGTGTAAATTCACATGCATCTTTAATATCATCAACCCAAGTGTTATTTTCAAGTGATGAAAGATATTTTTTATCGGATTTTCTCTGTATTTTCTTTACCATGATTGTAATTATTTATTTACTATAAGTAGTTTATAAATAATAAACCCATCCAAATTTTTAATATTCGGATGGGTCATTATATATGTTAAAATAGTTTAGTCGTTTGGTATGAATGTTATTTGATTAACTTCATGGTATACTACACCTGCTCTATTTATTGCATATGCTCTAGCATATATATAATTACCAAGTTCATTATTAAAATCAACATTATATGTACCACTACCTATTATATTACCAAATATATTACCAAAATTTAGTTTATTATCAGCAATTGTTGGATTTGGTGTCAATGACCAAACAATACCAAACTCTGTAACTGTTGAACTACCTGAACTTGCTAATGTAACATCAAAATCAACTGTACCATTTCCATTTACCGTATAATCATCTAAATAGACAGTTGGTTTAAATCCAACATAACTTTTTATTTCTATTGTTGTATTAAATAATAAACCATCATAATTATAATTATTTGCCCCATCATATGCACTAGCCGAAAGATAAACAAAATCATCAATTTTACTTTCTGAATAAATAGCTGAAAAAAGTGATAGAGATACAAACGGATAAAAATCATAAGGTGTTAATTGTGAAGTAACAATAGATGTTTTTTCTCTTGGGAATGTTTGATTTCCACCACTAAAATATGCACCATATGCACCTTCTCCACCAAATGGATTAAGTACCCAAACAATTTCATCATCAAAACTATTTTCTAAAACATTAACTACTAGCGTTGGTGCTTCTACTGTTAATAAAGAACCGTTTGACCAATTTGTTGGATATCTTCCTGTTGCTACAAATTGTTCTTCTGTTTGATTATTGGTTGCTCCAATATTTAAGAAATCATCACCTGCTACATAAGAAAGTATTTTGTATGTTTCTCCAACAATTAATCCTTGATATGGTAAAGATGTTATGTTTTGTGGTGGTATGTGTGTTAATAATGCTCTATATGTTCTATAACCATTATCAAATCTACCTTCTACATTTACACTATTTTCGTTAATGTAGAAAATATCGCTTTTATTTTCATATGTACCATTACCAACAACCATTAATGAATCAGTATTTCCTGATTTATTAAATTTACCTGATGCATGTTGATAATCCTTTGTTGTTATTGTTCCCAAACCTTCAGCATGTGAATAATTACCTAATGTTAGTGTACCACTACCTTCTGTGTGCGAACCTGTACCAAGAGCCTGTGTTGCTATACCTTCAGCATGTGATGCATCACCAATTGAGTAAGTAGCACCTCTTGGATTAATATTGTATGGCAAATAAATATAAGAAGAACCATTCAATGTTAAATTATCAAATACTACGGTTGTATATCCTGACTCAAATGTTGATGCTGATATTGTAGCTATAACTCCACCATAAGTATTACTATCCTGTCTATCATCAAATATGATTGGACTACTAGCTACGAAAACATCTGTTAAGTCTTGCGTTTCATTTTCATTTAATACTGCAATACCATTTACTACATTTGTACTTCTATATCCTCTAGCACCTGCTAAATTCATTATACCTTCTGTATGTGATGCCATACCAGCTGCAATTGCACCACCCATGCCTGTAGAACCTTCAGCATGGGAATAATCACCAATTGATTGTGTATTATAACCTTCTGAATGTGACCCTGTACCAATTGCTCCTGTACTATCGCCTTCAGCATGTGAATTTGAACCAAATGTTGTTGTTCTATATCCTTCTGCATGTGAATTTGAACCAAATGTTTGTGTTTCACTACCTTCAGCATGTGATGCAAATCCAAATCTTTCATAATTATTTCCATCGGGCCATGTTTGCTCATTTTCTATTCTAGAAAATCTTGGATTATAAATATAAATATCTTCACCAATTAAATATGATGAAAATGCTGAACCTGCTGTTATAAATGTATTAGTACCATCAAAACCTAGTGTTGTTGACCCTAAATTATTATATTCAATAGTTGTTTGAGTTTTATAATAGTATTTTAAATCACCAGGATTAAGATTGTAAAAAGATATTGAATTTGTTAAATCACCAAAACCACTATCTAATCTTAAAGTTGTTGCATCAACTACATTCGCAGGAATTGCATTTATACCTGCTTTTGTATTTTCACCTTCAGCATGTGAATTATCATGATTAGCTTGTGTTTCAGAACCTTCAGCATGTGATGCAGTACCTGCTGCTTGTGTTATTACACCTTCAGCATGTGAATGATTACCTAATGCAGCAGTTTTTCTACCTTCTGAATGTGAATTATTACCAATTGCAACAGTAAAAGAACCTTCTGAATGACTGTAATAATAATTATCAGAATCTAATCTAAAAAGTACACCAATATCGTTTAAATTACCATTTAAACCACAAAATACATTACTACTAATATTTGATGCACTTCCTAATGTCATTGTTTTAGCAGTATAATCTATGGATTTAATATATGTTCTTGTCAATTGATTATAATTTCCACCTGCACTTCTAACATAAGCAACAAGATTACCTACATTAAAGTTTGCAGTATTTGTAACTGTGATAGTTTCAGTATTTCCATCAACTGCTGTTATATAAGTATAGTAAGTTGGTGTAAATGTTGCACTACCTTCAGCATGTGAACCTTCACCTAAAGCAAATGTTTCATAACCTTCGGCATGTGAATATACACCATGTGCCTCTGAATAATATCCTTCAGCATGTGATGCATAATTATATGCTTTTGTGTTACTACCTTCGGAATGTGATGCAAATCCATCTGAAAATGTTGAATCACCTTCAGCATGTGAAAATCCTCCTATTGCCATCGTTCCTATACCTTCAGGATGTGAACCTTCACCTAAAGCTATTGTAAATGCACCTTCAGAATGTGAACTCTCACCTCCTGCAATAGTAAAGTATCCTTCAGAATGTTGATTATTAGTGAATGGAATTATATGAGTTGATTCAAGTGAAGCGCAAGCAATTAATGCTTCAGTTGTATTTATACTAGTATTTTGAAGATATATTGTATATGTCTGTGCTGATGGAATATATGTTGTTGATGAGATTGAAAAATAAGAACGACCATATTCATCATCATAAGCTGAATCATCTAATATAATATATTCTCTATTATCTTTTTCTATAATTATAAAATCATTTTGTTGATTTGAATCAATATTTTCTATGGTGATTGCACCATTAATAATACTTGAACTATAAAATGCTCTTAAACCTGTTTGAGTATATCCACCTTCAGCATGTGAATAATCACTAAGTGCATTTACACTTACACCTTCAGCAGTAGAATATGTACCTACTGTGCTTGAACCAAAACCTTCAGTAAAATAATAAGTTGTTTCTAAAGATGTTGAAAAAACAAGTATTGATTTATCGTTATCAATATCATAAATTATATCCGTTATGGTTGGTAAATCATAATAGTATTTATTTAAGCTAAAAGAATCAGGTCCATTTGAAATATAAAAACTAGTTGTTTGAATTGGTAATTCAGGTATTAAACTTGAAAAATCACCATTTAATGTAAATGCTGATGTTGTAGATGAAAATAAACTTGGTGTTATAAACTGATTATTATATGAAGAATCTGTATAACTAAATTCAAAATAATTAATAGAACCTGAACCTATAATATTTACTGCTGTACCTGTATAAACTGCAAAGTCAGAAGCTTGATTAAAACCACTACCACTTATAGTACCTCCACTTGAAGGTCCAAATGACCAATTAAGATAATGTCTTTCATAAACAGGTAATGTTTGTCCTGATGGTGGTCCTGCAATAACTTTACCATTAATTTGCCAAGCATTACCAATACCAAACATTTCAGAAATCTGAATTGTTGCACTATTTGATGCATTACCTGCATATGTTATTTGTAATAAAGCATTTTTAGGGGATTGTTGTAATGCAGCCCACCAAGTATTTCTACTTGTAGATGATGTATCACCGTTATTTACTTTAATTTTTAATAAATTATTTGGATTTAATGTATTACTAGTTAATCCTGAAAATAATTCAATATTAAAATACATATCACTTGGAGTAGGTTTATTACCAGGTGTTATTGGTTCACCTAATAACCAAATATATCCTTGATTTGAACTTGTTCCTCCACTACTTATTACTGTTGTTTCGCCAACATAAATTGTTGTTGCACAAAGTACACCAACAAATTTTACATCACTATTAATTTCTAAACTTGTATCAGGAGTTGCTGTTTGTATTGAATTTACCTTTAGTACGCTCATCTTTTTTTCTTTAATTAGTTATAATATTGTTAAAACTGAATTTTGAGGTACACTTATTGTTACCCCTGACGCTAATGTTATTGTTGGTCCAATTATCAAAGCATTTGAATTTTGAGGTATTTGAATACTTTCTGTATAAACCTGTGGATTACTATAAAAATTGGCTGAAACATTCATAAATGGTTCAGCAGTTGCTAAAGTATTGGCTAAATTATCAACTGTGACATTATAAGTTGAATTACCTTCTTGTGCAGGTAACGCAGTATTTAATGTTGGTGTAATTAAATTGGGTAATTGGGTAATTGTTTTTCCTGTTATCATTTTATGTAAATTTTAAGTATTGATTTTCACCAACTTTTATATACTCATTACCAATCCCTGTTAAGATTGCATCATATATATCCACTTCAATCGGTGGAGGTTGTGGAGGTTGTGGTGCATTTGTTTGTGTAATTGTTGATGTTTTTGTAAATGATGGTAAAACTTCAATATCAAGCTGATAACTCAATGGTATAACTATTGTCTTTTGCTCACCATATTTTTCAAAAATAATTTTAAACTCACCCTTATATTTACCTGGTTTTGAAGTATCCTTTTTGGTAAATTTATATTGAATTGTAAAGTCAATAATTTCTCTGCAAGTATCTTCTTGATTTAATTGTGTATTAGTTTTTGTTTCAACATTTACAATAGCACTTTTATCATGTACCTTATAACATCCTCTATTATCAACCATTGAAAATAAAACAGTAGCATTCTGAATTATATCCACTAATTCATAAAAATTCCTACCTTTATAAGGTTTTAATTCCAATATTGGTAGTTCGCTATTTTGTTTTATTGAAAAATCCATTTATTTAAGTTTTCTAAAGCCGTATCTATCAGAGAAGTAATTATAGTTCTTTTTAATTTCAGGGAATGGTAAATCAATATCATACATTCTAAGTCTTTGTATCTTTCCATAGAATGAACCATCAAAATTCTCTTCAATAACAGATTTAATTCCTCTATTGTATAATATTTCAGTACTGATAGTATAAGAAGTTGTTCCTGTAAGGTCAACTACATCATATTCACGGAATGAAATATCATCAAAGTAAAAGTTATAGTAAGATGTTATTGCTGTTGAATTTTCAAACTTAATAATAGGTGTATAAGATGTATATGCATTTATTTCGCTTGGTGTTACAAAATCAATTGATAAATAAGTCCATGTATTTGCAGAACTAATTGTATTATAAGTTGTAGTTGTTAATACCTCAATTTCAGAATCTAATGGATTAGTAAAATCAAAATAAATACCCTTTTCTTCATTTGGTAAAAATCCATTATCATCATAAAAATAACCACTTAATATATATCTCTTTTTAGGTTTTATTTCTAAAGGATTTTCAAATATTAATAAATTATTTGTTAATGAAGTAAATGTGGTTGCTGTTGATGATGTAATAGAATCAGGTATTAAATTATACTCACTAAAAGTATAGTTATCAATAAAGAATTTATAACTTTCTGTTATTGCTGTAATATTACCTACTTTTATAACAGGAGTATAAATTGTAAATGATGATAATACTTCAGGTGTTGTAAACTCAACACTTAAATCAACCCAAGCATTTGATAAAACACTATCATTATATGTGATTGATGTTAAGATAATATTTTCACCTGATAATGTAGGTTCAAAATCAAAATAAATATTCTTTGATTCTCCACTTAAATAACTATTATTATCGTAGAATTTAGTTGAAACTGTATATTTTTTAGCAGGATTAATATTTATATCTTCAAATTTAAAGATATTATCCGTTAAGGATGAATATGTTAAGCCTGTAACAATATCTTGTTCATATAATTTAAAATCATCAAACTTAAATCCATAAATTGATGGGAAGCAATCACCAAAATCAACATTTACACCTAATGTATAAGAAGTTGCTCCTGTGATTATTGATGGTGTTTTAATTTCTGTTCTAAGTGTATACCAAGTATTGAAAGAATCTGAATTTGTGTATGCTGTTTTTCCAAGAAGTTCATGTTCTGAATCTAAATTCAAGAAATCTATATCAACATACTTGTATGTACTTGTAAAACTAAAGAAATCATTAAATCTTGTTTCAAGAATATATACTTTACTTGGATTTATTGGTTTTTGGTCAGTAAAAGTAAAGATTGTATTAGATGGTGAATTAAATGTATTACCTGTAAGGTCGGTATTTCTTACATTTAAAATAAATGCAGATGGATTACCAACTTCACTAAATGGTAGTGTTTCTAATGTTCCATCAACTAAATCAATTGTAATACCTGATGTAATTCCAACTGTATGTCCACTATCTTCAAATTCACCAAAATTAGCATCATTTAATGTTAATGTGTTTGATGTATATTGAGTTATAACAAGTGGTGGTAATGCAAGTTTAAGTGAACTATTTCCTGAGAAATATTGCTCTGTTGATACTTCTAGTATTGAATTTATTGTTTCGCTTGATACATTTTCAGTTGAGGATTCAAATGTTTTACTATAGCCTGTATTATAAACATAACTAAATCCTGTTAATGAAAGCACAGGTAATAAATTATATTCTTCAGTATAAATATCATCAAAATAAAACTTATAACTTTGATTTATACCTGATGGATTATCAACAAATACATATGGTGTATATGATGTGTTACCTGTTATTTGTGTTGGTGTATTAAATTCAATTTTTAAATCATTCCAAACACCTGAAGTTGTTGATGTTGTGTAAGTTAAGGATGAAACAAATATATGTTCAGAATCTAATGGTGGTAAGAATCCTATATAAACACCTTTTGTTTCTCCTGTATTGTAACTATTATCATCAAAAAATTTAGCACTAACAGCATATTTTTTATTAATTTCAGGTGTAAAACTTGATAATGTCAATAATGAATTTGTTATTGAACTAAATGTAAAAGATGTAAATCCACTTAAAGGATAATTTGTAATTGTAAAATTATCAAAATAAAATTTATAATTTGAACTTATTCCACTCTTATTATATAATTTTGCAACAGGAGTATATGTTGTAGAGCCTGTTAAAGCACTAGGAGTTATAAACTCCAATGATAAATCAACCCAAGTTTGAGAAGAAGTTGTAGTAGTATATGTTAAAGATGATATAATTATATTCTCAGAGTCTAATCCGTTAAGAATTTCTAGTATTACACCCTTTTCTTCATTTGGTAAATAACTATTGTCATCATAAAATTGAGTATTTAGGGAATATTTTGTATCGCTTGTTATTGTAAACGAACTAAAATTAACTAAAATATCTGTTGTTGATGACAATGTAAATGAAGTATAAGTATCAATCGTTTCATATGATAAATAATAGTTATCAAAGAAAAAATTATAACCTTGATTATTAATAGTTAAAGATGTAACAGTCTCACCGCTTGTTCCACCTGTAAAAATTAAAGTTGTTGATGATGGTTCAGCTAATTCATTTTCATAATCAATACTTGTTGAAAATTTATAAATACTATTACCAGTCATTATTGGTGGTGTTTTAAACACATATCTTAATTTTGTCCAAGTATTTGCTGATGTTGTAGATGTATATGTTTCAGCGGATAAAATAAGAATTTCAGGGTCTAATGTAGGAATCGTATCTAAATAAATACTTTTATTTGAACCTGTCCAAGTTTGTGCAATATTTTGTGTATATGCTGAATAATTAATTACATCTCCACTAGCATTTGTTCCTGTATAAGCAGTTACAAATACAGTTTGACCTGTAGCCGTATAGTCATATGTGTAACCTTCATAATAATAATATGCGTTTGGTAATAATGTAATATTATTTACAAAATAAAATAAGTTTTTATCAATACTAAAGAATGGAGCATAGCTATCTTGTTGTGGATATGGTGCAACTCTAAGACTTACTGAACCACTTAATACAGGATATACTTCATAAAAATATGCTGCCGTATTATTTGTGTTAATTCCATTGGATAAAAATTCAAATGTACCACTATTACCATTTGTAATAACATTACCTGTGTAGACAGTAAGACCTGTAGTTACTGTGATACCTGAAGCATCACCAAATAATTTCAATGATGTTGAACTTGTAAAATATTGATTTGAAAATTGTTCTGTGCTTGATGTTAAAGTTGCTGCACTTATTTCTGTTGTAAATCCACTTATACTACCTTCAAAATCATATAATATTGTACCTGCTGAAACATATTCATATATTGTTTTAGTGGATGATGATGAGGCAGATAAAATTAATGAACTCAATCCTGAAAAAGTTTGAGCAGTTGTTGATGTAATTACGACATCTAAGACATCTGTAGTTACACCGCTAATACTAGTTTCAAAATCAATTGTATATGAAGAGTTAAAAAAATATGTATAACTTGTTGCATAACCAGTTAAATAGGTTATTGATGTAATTGGGTCAAGAGGTTTTAATTTTAAAGAATAATTACCTGAATGTGTAAGTGCTGTGCTTGAGTCTATTATAATATCAATAACATCACTTGTAATACCTGTTATATTATTTTCAAAAGTTCCATTATCACCATTTAAGAAATAATTTGTATTTCCTGATACATTGTATTGTTCAAATACAAAATCATCAAAAATAAATTTATAATCAATTGAAATACCTGTTGGATTTACAAATTTAATTACAGGTAAATAACTTGTATTTCCTGTTATTACGGATGGACTTAGAAAGTCTAATTGTAAATCAGTCCAAGTTTGACTTGGTGTTGTTGTCGTATATGTTAAAGAAGATATAACTATATTTTCAGAATCTAATCCACCTGAGAATGTTAAATAAACACCTTTAGTTTCTCCTGAATTATAACTATTGTCATCGTAAAATTTACCTTTGTAAACGTATTTCCTATCAGGAATAATATTTACAGGATTAAATATCAATAAGTTATCACCTGTTGCGCTAAATGTAAGTCCTGATGTTGAAATAACAGTTTCTAAAATGCTAGGTGAATATTCAATTACTGAGATTTCATCAAAATAAAATTTATAATCATTAACTAAATCAAATATAAAACCAACTTCAATAGATGGTAGATAATTTGTAATACCTGTAATTGCTGATGGAGTTGTAAATTCTAATTTTAAATCAACCCATTTTCTTTTTTCAACAGTATTGTCATATGTTACTGCTGTTAATACTGTATTTTCAGGGTCTAATCCACCTTGAAAACTTAAAAATACTGATTTGTTATTACCTGTAAAACTATTATCATCATAAAACTTAGCAGTATAAATATATCTAGAATTTGGATTAACTGTTATACCTGTTGTACCAAACATTGGTGTTGGTAAAGTATTAATTAATAACAAATTATTAGTATCCGATGTGTATGATAATGTAGATGCGCTAGAATTACTTAATTTAAGTGTTGTTTCACATTGATATGGATGGTCAGCACTTATTTCAAGTAATCCATTATAGACTTCAGTAATTACATTTCCAGCTTGATAAATATCATTTATTAAATTTGTACTTGCACTAATGGTTGTTGAACTAACTACTGTGGTTGGATTTACATTCATTAATAAGACAGAATTATCTTGAGATAAAACCGTACTAAATAAATTATATAAAACATCGGTAGTTGCACCTGTTGTCGCAGCACTAAGAGTATTTGTATCGCCATATTCTATTTGACTCGTACCACCTGTTATTTGCACATCGTATTCATCAAATGTAAAACTATCAAAATATAATTCATAAAATCTTGTTCCTGCCGTTAAATCTTCAATTTTTACAGCAGGTGTATATGCCGTTAAACCTGTAATAACTTGTGGAGTTTGAAATTCAAAAATTATATTAGACCAGGTATTTGGTAAGTCCTCAGTTGTTAAATATGTATGTGATGTGATTACGGTTATTTCTGAATCTAAATTTTCAATAAACCCAAGAGATATTTCATTTATATAACAATTAAAGCTATCATGGTCATATAAATTAGCTGCATAAATATATCTTTTATTAGGATTTATTGAAATTGGTTGTGTGAATCTTAATAGATTATCTGTTATTGAACTAAATGTAGATGCTGTATAGTCATTATAAGTTAATAATAATGAACCACTTCCTGAATAAACTTGAGTTGAACTGCTTAATAATAAACTATTTACTAAATCTGTACTTACATTATTAATTGCGGTTTCAAATGTACCAAAATCACCATCATTAAATAAAGTTTGACCTGTTACTAATGTGTAAGAGTAGCCACTTAAATTTTCAATACTGTAACCACTTTGATAAATAAAATCTCTACCTGTAATAATATTTTCAGTTACAGTTGCTGATGAGAATGCATCAACATATGAATGTTTTAATCCCCAAGTACCCCCACCCCAATTTATTGTATATGGAATTCCAATTTGTCTATCAGCATCAATGCTTAATGGTCTTAACCAAAAGAATTCTTCTGTGTTATCAACTTCATGAAATAATTTACCATTTACATAAATCTTAAAGAATCCATCTCTTCTTGAAACACAATCAATTAAATTATCACCTTCAAAATCTTTAATTTTTTTACAATATCTAAAGGTGGTAACAATATTTGTCCAACCTGTAGTTAATATTGGATTATCACTTTTATATTCAGTTACAAAGCCTGATGTTACTAAATATCTTAATGATATTGTTTTATCATCGTTGAATTTTAAACCTGCTGCATTATATTCAATATCAGGTAAATAACTATTTGTATCATATGTTATTTTTGATGTATCATCATTTGCCCCTGAAAATGCAATATTGAATTTATTTTCAGATTTAGCACCTAAATATAAAAAGAAACCATCTGTAAATGAATTAATATTATCAAAAGTATCTTGGTCAATATATAACCAAGTATCTATTGTAAACCCATTTTCTGTTCTATATTTTCCAAGTTGAAAATATTTATCATGTAATTTAAAATAAGTGCTTAAATAACCTCCTGATAATTCAAATGAATTACCTTCATTACCTGAATTTGTTGTTATTTGTGGGAATGTAGTATTTCCCTCACCATCGTTATATCCTAATCTTTGAAAGATTAAATTTCTATCTCTTCTTGTAAAAGTTTTTGTTTGTGTTAAAGATGTTGCAAGACCAAAATCGTACATTGTTTGACCATATCCTGTTAAAGTAAGGTCGGACAAAATATAATTTTCCCAAAATGTTAAACTAGTTACAGAAAATCCTGCATTATTGTCAAACGACTTTATATTTGAAATGTCAAAATCAAATATAATGTTATCTTTGGTAAGTCCTGTATTATTGAATATCATTCTATTTTATATATAAATAGAAAAATATTCAAAAAATGACGTAAGTATTTGATTTAATTTTGTAATTCTATAAAAGAATTTCCATTCTCATCTTTATCAACCATAATAAGGTAATCAGGATTGATTATATCGCCATATGCATGTTCAATAATTAAAATTTTATCAATATCTTGTTTAACTTTATTCATAAGATTTATAAAGTTAATTGCGTTTCTTTCAGAGAGTTTTCCAAATAGTTCATCAAGAAGAAGAATATTTGGTCTTGACCTATTATTCATAAATCTTAATGCAAGTCTAAGACAAATACAAGCAAATACTCTTTCCATTCCTGAACCTGAAATAACATTTTGAATAATTTCAGGAGTGTCTTTCTTTGACATTTGAAAAAAGAGTTCACTATCAAAGAAAACATTAAAGTCAATATCTTCTGTATATCCTTGAAGATACATATTTACTTTTGGAATTAATTTCTTTAATAATGTACTTGGAATGCCTTCTCTGTGAATGCAGTTTTGATATTCTTCTCTGATTAATTCTTGTCTTTGCTGTTCTAAATACTTTGTAATTGTATCTTTATAGTTTTTAATTTCATTTTCAGCAAATTCAATCTTATATTTAAAATCATTTACTTCTTTTTTCAATGATTCTTTATCATTTTTAAATTCATTGACTTTTGATTTATATGTATCAATTTTTGATTGAATTTTATTATTCTCTTGAATATAAACTATATTAATATCATATCTTTTTAGAATATCATTTTTTTGAAAGATTTTTAAGTCAATATTTTCAATATGCATTGGAATATTATCATATTCCTGTTTGAATTTATTTCTTTTTTCAATCTCTTTAATAATTAATTCAATCTTTGTAATCTTTTCTTTTACCTTAGTGATTGCTACACTTTCTTTTTTAATCTCATCCTCAAAACCTTTTATTAATGACCTTTTACTTTCAGTCATTAATTCTTTATCTTTAATTTCTTCTTTATATTTATCAATATTTTTATTGATTGCTTTTAAATCTAGTTCATATTTCTTTTTATATGACTCTTTTTTAATCTCACCTTTGAATTTTTCAATATTAGATTTTAGTTTATCAACTTTTACTTTGATTGATTCAATTGCATCCTCATCTTTTAAACGATTACAACTAGGACAAACTTTACTATCTTCTAATGAGGAAATTTCCCTTTCAATTAAATCAATTTGTCTTTCTAAACCAAGTCTATCATTATCAATTTGAGAATCAACTTTTGTTATTGCAAGATTTTCTTTATGGATATATCCATTTATTACTGCAATATCATTTGTAATGGTATTAATTTCTTTATTTAAGTCTTTTATTTGGTCATTCTTAGAAATTAACCAACCATTGAATGAATTTGATTTTTCCTTTAATGAATTATAAAGTTCTTCATCTAAAACAAACTTATTAAGTTCCTCAATTTGTTTTAAAAGGTCTTTTTGTGACCTTTTCTTTTCTTCTTTATCATTAATAAGTTTATTAATCTCATCTTTAATTTGATTAATATTTAGATTCGTTAATTTGGAATCAATTGGTTTTAATGTCTTAATTGTATTCTCAACATGAAGTTCACCATTTGAAATCCTTTCATTTAGAGTATTAATTTTATCTTCCCTATCTTCTATTTGAGTTTTATAATCCTCAATATAAACTTTTGCATCATCAATAAGTTGATTATACCTATCAACAGATATATTTAAAAGACTTTCTTTTTTATATTCATTTTTCTTATAGGCTTTGAATACTTCAAGTTTCTTTTCAAATATATCAAGACCAGTATCTCTAAGAATTGAATCTAAGAATTTAGCATGGTCGGTTGTAAGAATATCATTTAAAGTATCAGCATTAATTAAGGATTTTGTGATAAATTCATCAAAATCCCCAATTGAATGTTCAATTAACTTTTGAGTATTAGTTTTATCCTGTTCTGAAAGATTATTTTCATCAATTATCTCACCATTTGAGTCTAATTTATTGAAATAGGTCTTTGTTGAGCATGAGGTAATCTCTGTATGTGTTTTATCCCATTTTCTTTCAGTTCTTCTTCTAATGGCATAATCTTCACCATTGATTTCAACGATTAACTGAACTTCTGAATAATCTTTTTTGTTATTGTTGTTGATAAATTTATTATCTCTGTTCTTCTCTTTTTTGAGAGTATCAAAGGTAGTACCATAAAGACCATATGTAATAGAGTTTAAAATGTTTGAGTTATGAACTGCAATGTTATTGGCATAATATTCACCAATACCTTCAACTTGAATATCTACTAAGTCAATAGTGGTTTGTGGGCATGTTGAAATTCTAAAAATATTTTCAATTCCATCTTTAGTTTTGACTTTAATGAAAGACCATTCATTTTTAATTTCATCAAATGATTTAAAAAGACCTAAATCTGTTCTAATAAGATGGTCTTTTGAAACGGATAATCTTTTTCCTTTTTCCGTTTCTAATGTCCAATATTGGGAATCTTTTGAAGTGACATCATAGGCAAGAATTTTTGAATACCCACATGGGGTTTCAACCTCAATGTTTAATTCAAGAAGTAAGTCTTTTAATATTCTAAGATTTTCAATCTTTATCTGTTTCTCTGTCATTTTCAAGTAATGGAAAAATTTCAATAATATTATTTACCCTATTGTTATGATTCTCATACTTCTTTTCAGGGTCAAATAAAATAATTTTTGTATTATCAAAAGATAATTCTGATAGTTTAGGATTTGCAGTTAGTATATAATCAAAATCATCATCAATGTAGTCTACAAATCTATTGTAGAATCTAATTTCATCAAAATAAAATCCTGCTGAAAAGTTTGATATATAGAAAGCAGTTAAGTTTCTAAATTTATGTCCTTCTCTTGATATCATTACTATCTTATACCCATTTTCGGATAGTTCAGGATAAATTTGATTTAACTGTGCAATCAATTCTTTTGATGGTAATGTTGATTTAGCAAACAATTCATAGGAATATTGATACAAGAATTCTTCTAACTCATTACCTTCAAAATTAAATGAAAGTAATGGATTGAATGGGTCAATTGGATAACCTACTGACCTATCAGCAAACTCAATTTGATAGTATTGTTGAAATTTTTTGATAAAATCCCTTAAAATTCCGTTTACTTCTATTGCAAAAGTTTTCATATGACAAATATAAAAAAAATTATCGTATTATATTATCAAATTCAATAAAAAAATGGATAAATTAGAAAAATTAAACCAATTATTTAGTGATATTGAAAATAAAAATTTCAATATTTACTTGTATGTTCCTTCTATTCCTGAGAATGTATACTCAATGGCGGTTGAAGAAATATATAACATTTGTTATCTCTTAAAAAGGAATAACTATAATGCTTTTCTTATTACAGGTGAAGATGAAAAAGAGCCTGAATATAAGATTCCTTTATATCTATCTGAAGAACTAAGGTCTTTACCGCATCTCTCACCAAAAAAAGACAATATCAGCGTTTCTCCAAGCGATGTAATGATTGTACCTGAGTTTTTTGTAAATGTAATGCATCAAATTTCAGAAGCAAAGATTCAATGTGAAAAGATTGTTCTTTGTCAATCACAAACATATATGCTTGATTCTCTTCCACCAAATCATACTTGGGCGGCATGGGGATTCAATACAATTATTACAACTTCTGAACAGTTAAAGGAATTTATTCAAAGAAATTCAAGAGTAAATTATAATATTGAATCATATACTATTGGTATTCCTGATTATTTTAAACCTAAAAAAATCAAAAAACCAATTATTATGTATTTTTCAAGAGAGGATAGTGTAATTAAAAGATTATCAAAGATTTTCTTTATGAAATATCCTGAACTTTCTTGGGTATTGTTTGAAAGAGTTCAAGGTGGTGAACCATTTATCACAAGAGAAAAACTTGCTGAAAAAATGGGTGAAATTCCTGTTCTTCTTTGGCTTGATAAGGATGCAGGTTTTGGTACACTTCCACTTGAAGCAATGAAAAGTGGTGCTGTAGTTGTAGGTATGATTCCTGAACTTGAAAAGGATTATACTAAAGCTGATGATACAGCAGTTTGGTCAAATTCACTTGAAGTGCTTGCTGAACAACTTGGTGTTATTATTAAAGAATGGATGGTTGATAATATCCCAACTAATGTTTATGAAAATATGCAAAAAGTTTCAAATCAGTTTACAACTGAAAATCATGAAAAAACACTAATTCAAGCTTTTTCAAACATCGTTGAAAATAGAAAAAATTTAATTAATCAAGCAATAGAAAATGAAAAATAATACCTTAGAAAATTTAACAGTAATTATTCCACTTAATAAGTTGGAGAATGAATTGGATACTCAATTGTTTAATGTAGCGATTGAATCTATCTTTACACAAAAGAGTGATATCGTTCCAAGCGAAGTAATTATTATTACAAACAAAGAAACTAAAGAACAAATTAAAACAGATAGACCTGTTAGTTTTGTTTTGAATGATGAAACTTCTAATAATTATCAAAGTCAAATTAACAAAGCTGTAAAAGAAGTTAAAACTTCATTTTTTATGATTTTGGATGGTGATGATGAATTTACACCAATTTATTTTGAAAATGTATCAGACCATATGGAAGAAATGTCAAATGTTGATATGTTCCTACCAATTGTTGCAGATGTTACATTAGATAAAAAGATTCATCGCTATATTAATGAAATCAATTGGGCAAAAGATGTAACAAATGATAAACATGGTTATCTTACAATGGAAACATTGATGAATTACAATCTTGTTTCAATTAATGGTGCTGTAATTAGAAAAGAAAAATTTGAAGAAGCAGGTGGTTTGAAAGAATCAATGAAGCTTACTTTTGTTTATGAATTCTTAATGAGATTTACTAACATTGATGGTATTACATATACTATACCTAAGATTGGTTATCTAAGAAAAATAAACAGAGAAAATTGTTATTTAGCTGAAATGTCAAAAATGGATGGTGATGAAGTTAATTTTTGGTGGGGTTTGGCTAAAAAAGAATATGTTTGGCCTCATGATAGAAATAAAACCTATGTAAAGAAAGAAGAAACACCTGTTATTTAATAATGACTGAAAATAAAAAGGGTAGACGTGGTAGAAAAGCTAAACCAGGGTCTATAAAAGAGTATTTTACTGACGATACAGAAAAGGCTATTATTAAATATAATAGCCCTGACTGTTCGTTAGAAGAAAAAAATGAGATTTATGAGAAACAAATTCATAAGGCTCTAAAAAAACTTGCTTATTTTACCGCTAAATCATACTTCCTTTATTTTTCAAAGCGTTATACGATAGAAGATATGGAAAATGACCTTCTGATTTTTGCCTTCAATAATCTTCATATGTTTAATCCTGAAAAGATTAATAAACATGGTGTAAAATCAAAGGCATTTTCCTATTTCTCTACAATTTGTAAAAACGAAGCAAAACACATATCTGAAAGAAACTTTAATCAAGATAAATCTAGTGATGATGTTGTAGAAAATCTTGATTTATTTGAAAGAGATTTATCATTATCATATTACATTGATGAAAACTTAGATGATTATACCGATACTAACTATATTAAAATAGTTTTTTTGGGTATGTGTAATGAAATTAAAAACAAAATAGAAACAGATAAATTATTAAAAGAAATTGATGTTAATATTGGTTATTCATTAATCTCAATAATTGAAAACTTTAAGTATATTAATGAACCAACTGAATCAAAAATGAGTTTATTTTTTATCAATAATAGAGTTATTGATATGATTTGTGAAATCACAGAAAATAGATATAAAAAACAAGACATTAAAAAATCACTTAAAACATTTAAATGTGTCTATACAAAACTCAAAGATGAATATATGAATAATTAACTATTTATCTATAAATAATAGATAATGGATGAGTTTAATATTTATGATGGGTTTATAGACGACAATAGATTCTCAACACTACCATACTTTAAAATAGATGAGAGTGATACTGATATTTATATTGAATGGAATGTTGGTAATCGTTTAGATAGATTAGCATATACCTATTATCAGAACGCAGCATTGGGTAAATTCATATTAATGGCAAATCCCCAATACCTATCCGAAGGGGATTTAGATATTGGGGATATTTTAAGAATACCCATGCCAAAAGAAGATATGTTTGCCATACTAAGAAATAGAATTGAACTCTCAAGGAAGTTCTAATCTAACTCCAAGATATCTGTTCTTGATAAATTCTATAAATGCTTTTCCTGTTGAGTCTGCATCCTGTAGTTTAAAGTAATCTTCAGGTTTAACATTATCATATTGATATCTTAGATTACCCTTTACGAAAGTTACATATAAGGTATTGTTAGATGTATCATAAGTAGATGATACAATGTTTGATGAATCATACGTTGCTTCAACGATTCCATCTTCTTGTTTAACACTAGTTGTCATAAATTTAGTAATTCTTCGTGTAGTTCTGATATATTATCAAAAGTTTTATTGTTTTCTATATTAAATTTTGTTTTTAATTCTTCAATTAAGTTTTCACTTGGTCTTTGAACCTCCATTAAAACATCGGTTCTACCCTTTCTTTTAATAGCATCATCAATTTTATCAAGTTCATTAGTTGTTATAATAAATATAATATCATTTGGTGTATATATACCATCTAATACGTTTAAAATACAAGAAAGTGAAATTTTAACATCAGAATCTTTCTTTTCTTCCTTTCTGTTGATATCATCTAATAAACAATCAATATCTTCAAATAATACAATTGATTTCTTTGGTCTATCAGAAATCAATGCAATAAGATTTGCATCTGTCATATCTTTAGATAAGTTAATTGCCATTATATCTCTTTTTGTATAATTAGATATACCTAATGATAATGATGATTTTCCTGTTCCTGGAGGACCATAAAAAAGATATGTTCTTTTATATCTAATTCCATACTTATCATATTTTTCTTTTGATGAATTAAACCTATCTAAATCCTTTTTAAGGAACTCTGATACATTATTGTCAAGATAAATATTGTCAAATGTCTTATTTATAACCTTACCTGCACATCTAATTTCACCATTAAAGTTATAAAAATACTTTATATATTTATTACCATAGTTATTATCAACATAATTCATTAATTCTTTCAAAATAGACTTATTCCTACAAAAAATCATAAACATATGTTTATTATTCTTATATGGTGTCATACTATTTTGAATATTTTCAGCATTTTTCAACACTAAGAACCTATTTCCTTTAAATTTAAAATAAATAAATCCTGAATTATAAAACATGTTAACATCAAAGTTATCTGAACTTATAAAGTTATCATATAATGTTCTATAATAAAGATTTTTAATAGACTCTTGTTTTTCAGATAAAACAAAGTTTTGAAATGAATAAAAGAAAAAAGAACTCTCTTCAATCTTCATTGAACAAATGAGTCTATCTCTTAATGTTGTTAAAACAAAAAGAAAGAATTGTTTGAAGTAAACTAATGTACCTCCAAGAATGAGTGTTATTAATACTGTTTTATCCATTTATTTTAAAAATTCAGGTAAATATCCAAGTTTATTTATTATTTCTTCTTCGTTAAATCTAATATTGATTTTTGTTTCGGGATGAACGCATTTACCAACCTGATTTTCTCCGTAGATTTGAATAATTCCATTCTTATCTGTTAAATCAAGTTCATATCTTTCACCATGCGATTTAAAGTTATCAAGTACAATCTTTTTAACTTTCCAATCATAGAATTGATTCTCCACATCTTTTTCAATCAATGATGTTATTTCATTATCAAGTGATAAAACATCCTTTATAAAGTCTTCTTGATGGTTTTTAGCTTTCAAAAAGTTTATAAACTCCTGTCTTACACTATCATCATTGTTTAAATCAATTGTTTCATCAAATTCTTTAATCTTTAAAGATTTATTTAGAATCTTAGATTTATCAAATTTAATAGTGGCGAATTCGCCATATTTAGATTCTAAATGTTTCTTAATCTTTTGTTTATTTTCAACATTAAATGTTGAATATTGGTCCATCCAATGAATCTTAATATGATTATGTTTTCCAACATTTTTAAGTTCAATATCTAGATTTTGATAATCATAATCTTCATTGATATAGATATTAAAGTATTTATAATCTGAGATTATTTCTTTCTTTTCAAAAGTTTTTGCTTCAATATCCCATAAAAGATAACCATGAAAAGCATTATCACCTTCACCGTAATTGGTACAATATAATGACGATGGGTAAGCAAAAAACTCTCTTCCATTTTTTTGATATGATTGTTGGAGATGTATATCTCCTGCCATTACAATATCACCTTTAAAATCAGCAAGAGAAACAATATTACTATCGGTATGGTATTGTCCATTTTGTAGATAACATCCATTAATTGGGTCATGGAAAAGGTCAATATAATACTTATTATTATTGCGCTTTTCTTCATTGAATTCAAGCCAAGGGGATTTTCTATCAGGGTGATACCAAACAGCGAAAACAATATTATCAAGTTCAAAAAAACCTGTTGAATCATAGTAGTGTATATTAGGATTGTTAATAATCTCAACAAGCATCTTGATTGATGACATTCTGTTGAGATTTGATTTCATTATATCGTGATTACCATCAATAATAACCACAGGTGCTATCATAGCACAAGAAGTCAAAAAATCTCCTGCAAGGACATTGATTTCATTAAAAGGTTTTACATAGTTGTGGAATAGGTCACCTACAATTACAATCAAATCAGGTCTGTCCTTGATTAGGGATTTAATTGTAAGACTTGAGATATGTTTTTGCTCTGCTAATCTGTCCAAATTATTTTGGAAGTGGATATCAGCAAGATGAGCTATTTTCTGAATCATAATACAAATATATGATTTTATGGGTTCATATTATCATAAATTTTATTAATTTTATTTTCCAATAACTCAAATTTAGAACCTACTTCAATTGGTTCATCCCATTTGTTATGCCAATGCCATGTAAAAGCACCATCAAAAAAATCTACATAACCAATATTCTTAAATGCATAATCTAGTGTTGTATTTTCAAAACCCCATTCAGAATTAAACCAAACTCCTGGTAATACAAATAAATCATTTTTATTGATATTGGAGTATAATCTATTACCCCAAGAAGTTGTATTTTTATTTGGTGGTATTTTTTTAAGTATTTCTAAAAATTCTAATGATAAACTAGATTCTTTTTCTAATCTCATTACTGCACCATTCATAGTAATATTAGGTTCAAAGTCACTAAATCCTGATGTTCCCCATTGATAAAGGAATTCTAAATTATTCAATGGTCTCATATTTCTTAATACTAAAACATCCATATCAATGTAAAAACCACCGTATTTATAAAGTATTAAAAGTCTAAAAACATCACCCTCTAAATAACATAAATCATCATATATATTTTCATTTTTTAGATAAATACAATCTTCTAAAATTGTATCTTTTATTTCATCATATAAATTCCAATTTTTTAAATTTACATATTTTGAAACTTCTTTAAAAAATATATTTTCACTTAAATCAACATTTGACCATAAATTAATTTCTAAATTTTCTAGTTCATTAGAATGTGATGTTATAATTGATTTTAAAACAGCTAATTGTTTTCTACCAAATTCTCTAGGTACTCTCCAAAAACAATGAAAAACTAGTTTATTTTTATTGTCATTATTTATATTTTTAGCATACTCTAAAGATTTTAAATAACTAACCTTATCGGGCTTATATAAATTTATATTATTATCTATTAGTTTTAACATTTTTAATTTTATTAATAATTTCTTTAGTATAAACACTATCTTTTATTTGATGACTATGGAATGTATAAATTTTTACAGGGATATTATAATTTATATATTTATCATTTATTTCATCATCTGTTAGTTTATTACTTATATATGCATCAATTGTTTCAGAAAATCCATTAGGTAAATAGTTATATCCTATATCATAATCAACTTTATATTTAGTTAATAAACAATTAATAATCATTTCATCATTTCCCAAAATATAATCTCTTTTATTCATTTCATCAAATACCTCTTTAAAAAACCATTTATTTTTATTACTAAAAAGATAAGATGCATAAACATAACTCATTCTAGGTAATTCAGATGTAAAAATATTTACATGCTGCATCATAACATCTCTTGCTGATTCAAAAGCATTATGTGGATGCTTTGAAAATAAAGGAAAATCTGAATTTATAATTTTATCTAAATTTTCTTCAAAAATATTATCTATTTTTTCTGTTACAATCATATCCGTATCAAGTATTAACCCAATATCATAATCACAATCAATAGTTGAAAATATTTTTTGTTTACATATTTCATAATATGATTCATTATTTATTTGAATTGGTTTTATCTTTACTCTATCATTATTTGATTTATATATGAAATTTATACTGTAAACAGTAATGTCATATTTAGAAAATTCTAAAACGGATTCAACTAAATTATCTAATATTGATACCCAATTTGATGTACAAAATGTTACAAAACCTTTTTTCATTTATATTTTTTAAATATCATTAACGTATTTTTAACATGGCTACCATTTGGTATATATGTAACATTACCAAATTCATCATATTTATATACAGGTAAAGTTTCTCTCAATTCTAATGATTCTTTTTCTAGAAACTTAAAACCAATTTTATCAAAAGCATTAATCCAATAATCAGCATTTTGACAATTAACATGATGATATCCAGGTTGCCCAGGAACTGCATGTGTCATTGCAACAATATTACAATATTCAAATGTTTTCATGAAATTAGGCATATATTGTTCCTCAACATGTTCAACAAATTCACAACACCAAGCTAAATCATAATTTTTTTCAGGTATAAATTCCATTTCAACATAATCATGTATTTTGATGAAGTTTTTTACAGATGAAGCTTCAATTGCTGGTAAATAACCTTCCACACCAATACCTTCTATATTTTTATCAAGAAAATATTTTAATGAATGTCCTGCTCCACACCCTACATCAATAAATGTTTTAGGATTGTACCATTCAATTAATTTATCCCAAACTTGAGGTGACCAAGTACCAATATCATTTTCAATGATGCAACCGCCTAGATAATTTTTTTCCATATTTTTTTGTTTGACTAGTAATATTATTATAATACGATTTTTTCTTTAATAAAGTTTGTCCAATATGAAATTTTTAATTTATCCATATTCCAATCTTTATTTATAATTTCTATATATTTTTTATTTAAAAATTCTTCATTTATTTCACTCCAATCATTAATAAAAAGAATTGGTAAATCAATAAATAATTCATACGCTCTATGGTATTTAACAATTGGTATACTACCCATATATAATGTTTCCCATAACCTATGTGTATCTATTCCATTTCCTCTTGGACAAATTACAAATTTTGATGATTTTATTTCTTGTAGAAACTTTTTACGACCATCAATCGTATTATTAATATTTCCAACACATACCCATTCAATATTATTAAACATATCAAAAATATATTTTCTTTTATAAAATGTATTAACATTAAAATTCATGTATAATAATATTTTTTTGTCTATTTTCTGATTCATAATATCAATCATTATATCCCTATTTCCATATATTTTATGTAAATCAGAATCATCACAATAATTTGTTATACCAAGTGGTAGACCAAAAACATTTACAGAATCAGTATCTTTATTTATGCAAAATATTTTTTTAAATTTATTTGCTATATTATCATCAATTGGATAATCTGAATGACCAATAAAACAAATATCATCAATTTTTTTTGGATGTACATGTCCTCTCCAATAAAACTGCCCAATGTGAAAATAATCAGTCTTAATATAACAAATATTATTTTCATTACAAAATGAAAGATAATTATCTGTAGAAATTATATCATCAATGCATATCATTAATTAATTGTTTAAAATATTCAATTGATGTCAATTTAGTGTTTTTTCTATTTCCTATTATAAATGGTTCAATTTCATTTAATTCATTTGGGCATGATAATATAAAACCATCATATTGAAATGTTTCATTATCATAATCACATGAACAAAGTATTTTATATTTATTTTCCTTTAGAAAATTAATACAGTTATTATGTAATTCATTACTGTGTGTTGATAAAAATATATATTTTATTTTTTTATTTATTAAAAGTTCTTTTATTTGATTTAACATTTCAAATTCATATCCTTGTATATCAGAATGTAATATATCTATATATTTTATATCCTTTTGTGTAACAAAATTTAAAAGATTGATACCATTAAACCCTATAAATCCTTGACTAAAATCACCTTCCACATTATTTAATTTAAAATTTTCAATACCTGCGGATAAACATTTTTCATCAGAATCTATACAATATGTTTTCCCATTTATTATATTCTTTAAAAACCATATTGAATAAAAAGCCCAATAACTACCAAGTTCAATCATAATACCATCTTCTTTTATATTTTGTATAACTTTACTAAATGCTCTTTCTTCCGATGGTTCATGTACTCCTTTATTTAAAATTAATATATCACTAAAATCATTATAATAACATTTATTATAAACTTTTATATTATTATGTAATGTAATTATATTATTATCTAGATTGCCTGAAAATTCTGACCTTTTAATAAATAAATTATTTGGGTCGGAAATAACATCTCTAAACCTATCTATAAATGTTTCTCCTTTTATATTTTCTGTATCAGTCTCTAAAATTTTAAAAATTTCATCATTAAAATACTCATCACCAAATGATTTTTCATCATTTATAATTCCATTATTATTTAATAATATTCTAATTTCTTTATAAATATCCATATTTATTATTTATTTAATACTAAATTAACACCATTATCTATCAAAATATTGTTAATACCAAATTTATTGCAATAAGTAATTATTTCATTTTTAACCTCAATCATATTGTTATATTCTATTATTAGTAATTCAACTTCCATATCATTAAGATTCATCTGTTTTAAAATAAGTAAATCCATGCCCTCAATATCTATTGATATGTAGTCAAATTTTTTAATCGGCATTTCTTCGTATAAAGTATTAAAATCTACACAATCTATTTCAAATTTTGAAAATGAAAACCCCCTACTTGAGTCTTGATAATTAGATTCAACAATTGTTGATAATAAATCAGTATCTCCTCTTCCAAAATGATTTAAATTGTGATAAAAGGTGGTTTTACCAATTTTATCGGAAAGACACTTATTTAAACAATAAATATTTTTATTATTTTCATGTTCTTTTACTAATTTTTCAAAAGCAATGTGTGATGCTTCTATCAACACACCTGACCAACCTTCTTCTATAAAAAGAAGTGAATTGCTTATGGTTCTTCCATCATTTGCTCCTATGTCAAGAAGATTTCCTTTTTTATTTTTAAAAAATTCTAAAATTTTTAAATCTTCTCCGTATTGTGAATAACTTTTCATATTTTTTATATTATTTAATTTTATTTCTCAAATTTGATTCATATTTATATTCTGAACCTTGCCCTATGATAGTTGGTTCGGTCCAATAATATATTAAATTTAAATCTTTTTTTATTATATTTAAATGCCAATCAATTGGTGCATTAAATGGTAATGTTTTTAGTATTTTATTTATACATTTAATATTTATAATATAACCACATACACTTCTACTTGAATTTGCTTCGTAAATATAATTATTTTCTTCTATTTCATTTATATGTAAATTACAACAATCTGACAAAAAACAGATGTCAAATTTAACATTTTGTAATTGACTTAAAATATTTTCAAATATATTAAAATTATCTTTAAAAACCGCATCATCTTCTATTATTAAACAATTTTTATAGCCATTATTTAATATTTTTTGGTAAACATTAAAATGATTAATTGATACACATATTTCACCAATCGTTAATTTTCTATTCCAAATTGAATAATTTTCTTGATAAAAATCATTAATATTATAATTTAAATCTGTCTCATTATTACTTATTATATATTCATATGGTATTTTTAAATTATTAATAATTGAATCAATATATTTTTTTCTTTCATAAAGTGGTTCATAATGTATAATAAAAATTTTATCTATCATATTATTTTAAAATTTAATTTTGAATGTGGGTTATATCCTCTATTTATATTGTTTTTTAAATTTACATGAAAAAAAATATTATTATTTCTTAATTCTAAAGAATCAAAAATTAATCTGAATGAACTATCAATAAAATGACTTTCAACACTATTTTGCATTAAATAACAATAATCAAAACTATTTTCTGTATAACCTAATATTGGTTTTATTACTTTTAAATCTTTATTTAATATATGTGATTCATCAATATTATAATTTCTACTTTTATCATCATGTATAAAAATGTAATCATTTTCTTTAACATTAAATTTTTTAAATAATTTAATTTCATTATCAATATCTCTATCAACTTTAAATGAAGACCATCTTTTTTCAAAAGGTATGTTATTTTGTAGGTAAAAACTATCATCAAATTCTACAGAATTTGGATGTTTCATAAACCCAGCTATAATTAATTCATCTTTTTTTAAATTATTTTCTATAATAAAATTTTGAGTAAAAGTATCGTCTCCAACTATAAAATCTAGATTTTTTAAATCTCTATACATAAATTTTACAGTTTTTAAATTATGTGGTTTAACAAACATCATATAGTTATCATTAGAATTAATTAATGTTCTAACTAAACCATTACAAATAATGTGGTCACCAAGTCCTAAATGATGGTATATGTATTTCATTATTTACTTAATAAATATCTTTTTAATGATTCTTTATATTCAATTATTTCATTATCGTTTTCATCATAAACCTGACCAACAAATTCATAATCCACTCTTTCACTAGGAAAATCAAACGATGCACTCTCAAATTTAAAAATATCATCATGTGTTATTGAATTATACCTAATAATAGGATAAATTACATCTCTAAGAAAGTTTTGGTCAACTTGCCAATAATCACCTTTTGTATATTCTTCTATAAGTTTTTTAATATTTGTAATTGCACCTTTTCTAGCACCCCACATACCACCCAAAATAGGTACACCATGACTTGGATGGTCTCTCATAATATGAAACTTTTGTTTAGTTGATAACCATTCATCAATTGCTAGTTTTTCTCTCATTGAAAGTCTTGAATCTGTATCTCTACTAATTAATACATCTACGTCTTCATCATCAATAGGTAAAAATCTCCAAAACATACCTTCCCAATTTCCATTTTCACCCATTTCAATAATATGTGTGTTATCAAAAGATTTTAATTCATCAACAATATTGCTTGGTGTTGATTTACCAACATAAAAATAGCAAACCCAATCAGGAAATAGTTCTTTTGCTAATTGAGCATTCTTAATTGCTCCAACTGTATATTTTGGATTATCTCCCCAAACACTAAATCCTATTACTTTTTTCATATAAAATTATTTTCTTTTCTATTGATAAAATTTTCTTTATCTATATTGTTAAAAGAGTCATTTTTTACTTGGACATCATCCCATTGTTCCCCTTTCCAAACAGGATGTTCATGTTTAATAATTACTTGTGGAATATATGTTTGTTTATTTAATGATTGAGCAACTTCGGTAAATTCATTATCACACCAAAGTGATATATATGAAGGATGATAAATATATCCAAACCTATCATAATATTTTTTACCCAAAATACATAAAGTATTTAGATTTCTTGCTTGATAACCATCATTAAACCAAAGAACTCCATCTGTATCAGGATAATGTTTCATCATCATTGCTCTGATAATCATATCATATCCTTCAAATTGAGGAATCATATCATCTGAAGCTAAAAGAAGAATATTAAAATCTTCATTTTCAAGATTTGCATTAATTGCTTCAATCTTTGATTTGTTATCAGAAAAGTGATAATCTAAATTTTTATATGTTTTTAGTTTTGAAATTACTTCATCATTATTCATTGATAAATCATCATTATCACAAGATACAACAACTTTATAATTATCAGTATCCTCAAGATAATTAATATATAAATCTAGAACTTGAAAAAATTTATCTTTTCTACCTCTAGTTGGAAACTTTATCAATAACTTCATTACTTATTTTAAAAATTGGTTTAATTTCCTGTAATGGTCCATTAATTTCAGTAAAATTGAATTTATTAAAATTCATGACTGTACCATCAATATACATTTCATTTAAATCTTCATTTGTATATGTTTTAATTATATTTTTAACTAATTTACTATTTTTATATGATGAAATAGTCATATCGTGTCTGATAAAGTTTGATAAAAATACTTTGAACAAAGTTAAATTTGAATACTCTAAAAGTTCACAAAGTTCTTTAATATATTCAGTTTTAAAAATATGTCCATTTAGTGATATTAATTGTGAATAATCATTTGTACTATCAGAAAGTTTCCAACATATTACAGGTTCAATTAAATCAATATCATAATAAAAATTATGTGTATTATAATTATTTAATTTATTTAATTTTTTTGTTGTATATGAATTAACTGTATTTAAACCTAAACTTAATGAAAAACAATTTGCTTCTGTTAACATAAAAATATTATGTAACTCATCATTATTCAATTTAAAAGAGTTATATATAATATCATTATCAGTTAAAAATGTAGTATAATTTGAATCTTCAAATAGTGATATTAAATCTTGTTTAAGTGATTCTTCTTTTTTAAAATTAAATTTTGGATATTTTTTAATTAACAAATCATATCCTTTTTGAAAATAATCATTTGATGGTTTATAAAGAATATTTAACTTATAATCTTCAACATCAAAATTCAATAAAATAGATTCAAGCAACAAATCAAGTTGCATTGGTCTATCCTTTGAAAATATAATACAGTTTAATAACATTTTATTTAAAAGTTTCAAATATCTCTAAAATACGTTTTTTTTCTTGTTCTTCATTATATTCAGATGAAGTATTTATTTCATGAAGACATAAAGCATCATACTCATAACCATCAAGAAAAATATTTAATTGTTCAGTAAGTTTATCTGCAAGTGTATGATAATCACCATTTTGACACCAAAATCCATTATTATCTCTCACATATTCTTTATTCCCAATGTTTGAGAATCCAACAACATGAGTATTACAAGCCATTGCTTCTAACGGAAGTGTGCCAAATCCTGCAATTTCATCCGTATAAAGACAAAAAGCACAATCAGAAAGTTCAGATGCAAATTGTTGTTTTGACATTCCTTTTAATTCAACAAATTGAACATTTTTTAGTCTTTTATCACTTGATTTAACAATATTAATAAGATTATGTGTATTCATTTGTTGTGTGTTTGACCTTGAGGATGAAAAACAAACTCTGAATGCTTTATCTAAATTTGATTTAAATATTGGACTTATAGATTGTTTATATTGGTCAACTTCAACTCCTAGCATATATTTTTGGATATATTCGGTAATACCTTGAGATACACTTATTACTCTTTCAATACCTGATTCTTTCCAAGATTTTGGTTGTGGCATTGAGGTATAGATGTAAATCCAACTCTGTGCAAGAACCGTTCTTTTGCACTTCATATTCTTCGTAGAATCAATCAAATTGCCAAATCCTTCAGGTATTATTAAAAGGTCTTCTGCATTGATTCTAAGGTTTCCTAGACCGTTAATTCTAAATTTTGGAATGTGAGAAATACTAAACTCCATCCAAGTTGGGTTAAACTCTGCATCACCTTCATAAATAAGGACAACTTCATATCCATTATCAGCAAGAATTTTTGCCTGTTTAAATAAAACACCCATACCTCCTGATGGGGAGTTCATATTTGGGCAATAATAATAAACTTTCATATTCCCAAATATATGGGAAATTTTTTAATTAAACCTTGGATTCTGTACTTCTTTATCTGATGCTTCAATACCCCATGCACTAACAATTAAATAACCTTCTTTTACAGGTTGTAATACAATTGGGTCTTCTTTTACAATATCAATCAATTTATGACCTTGGACTCTTGCATTTTTCATATTTAATTGGTCCTTTGTAGCAATGATTAAAAGAGTTGTACCTGCTACATATTCAGATTCCTTGCTATACGAATGTGGAAGGTCAATTTTATCAACTTTAAAGTTAATAATTTCTTTTTGATTTGTTTCGGGGATACCACCAATAAATCTATCAACATTAGTTAAAAGTAAACTGTATTTATTACAAATTCTAATAACAGAATCTTCATTAATAAATTTATTAAATGGATATTTAAATGAATAATATTCAATTGTTGATTTAATTTTCTTTGAATCTTCAATTTTTCTCATTTCTTCTTTAAAAGAAGATATATTTTTTTCATTATTGAAACCTAAATTGATTAGATTTTGATAATCTTGTACTTTTGATTCATCAATAGGTGTTTCTAACACAGCTTTGGCTTCATTAAGTAGTAAATCATGTGCAGAATAAACTTCATTATGAATATCTTCAATTAATTCTACATTTGATTTCTCATCAAACATGGGGTCTAATTTAACATTTTTAGGAAGAATGGTTCTCATATTAATTCTTTTATGTAATTAGTAAGTTTCAATAAAAATGTTTAAATATAGTATTATTAATTCTTCATCATAACCATAAAGAACTCTCTTATGTTTTGATATAAATTCATCAAATTTAAATACTAATTTTATCTCATTTATGAAGTTATTTCTACCATAAAGTTCAAAAAATAAATCATAAATAAAATTAATAAGTCTTCTTGCATTTTTTATAAGTTTTCTATTATAAAAATTATCATAAATATATTGATGCATTGATTGAAGTTTCAATGCTACATGTTGATTTGGTAAATCAAGCATTAAATCCTCTTTCCATCTTTGTAAAGCAAGAACACCCTCTTTTGTTGAGGGTGTCTTTGCTCTATAAAAATATTGATTGGTATCAATCATAAAGATTTTAACAAATCAATCTCTGATTTTGCTGCTCTAGTTTCAACAAGAAGTTGTCTTGTTTCTTGAACCTCATCATAATCGGTATCAATAATCTCATCATCATCAAATTCTTCAATAACAGAACCTGTAGGTGATGTAAGTTCAAACCTCATATAAGCGGTATCAAAAGTTGAATCCTCAAAAATATGACCTGATGGTGAAATATTTGATTTAGCAAGGTGGAAAGTTGCACGATTGTGATTTCTATCATCGGAATCACGACCAATGGTAAGTACAACCTGCGCCTTTTTAACCTTTGCAACAGAACCACCTGAATCATTCAAGTCAAGAGTTTTCTTGTTATTAGATTCTTTCTTTGCTTGTGTTGCAGTCCATCCGCAGATATCAAATTCAACAAGCATATCAAGAATACCTGCTACAACTTCTTTCTCACCTTGATATGGATTATTCTGATTTGAAAGATGTGATATCATTTCATCAACATAATCAATATTAATGATATCAAATTTATAACCAACTTTTTGTTGATACTTGATAATCCAATTTTTCAACTTAGGTACAGTCATTTCATTGGATGGGAAGCGCATAATCTTAATTAAGCCAAGATTTTTTGATTTAATCTTTGTAATTGCATCTTTTGCCTTTTGTGTTGCGGTTTCTGGGTCTTTTTGTGCATCTTTAAAGCTTAGACCTGTGAGTGCAGTTGAAACAAGAAGTTTTACATCCCTAATTTCATTCTCGCCAAAGATTACATGGAGAACCTTTTTACCTTGTTTGAAAGCATTTACAGAGAAGTTGGTAAGGATTGTGGATTTACCGACACCTTGACCTGCCAAAATCATCCCTAATTTGCCTTTTGGAAGACCTGTAATAATTTTATCAAGTTCTGCTAGACCTGTGGGTATAAAATCCCTATAACGCTGTGTGAAGAGAGTTTCATCAAAGTCTTCAACATCATCAGGGTCATTATCTTCCGTACCGATGTTAATAATTTTACGAATTTTTTCAAGAACTTTATCAAGCGATACTAAATCATTGTTTTCAACAATATTCTTTATATCACTTTCTGATAAGTTTTTAAGTTCTTGTACTTGAATAAATCCATTTGTAGTCTTTTTGATAAATTCAAAGTCATTTCTTTCTTTGCCATCAAGAAGATTTTTATAATCCTTATGGATTGTGGATAACTCATTTATCCAAGCATCTTTTTGTTCTTTTGTATGATTTGTGTTTGCTTTAATAATTTCACCAATGTTACGCAATGTTGGAAGAGTATTGTATTCTTCTACATATTGTTTAATGAGTGAAAATATAATTTTGTGCTTTTCCTCTGAAAAGTGTTGTGATTCTAATTTTAGAACCACATCCTTTGGGAAGTCGCTATAAAAAATATGAAATAAAATTCTTCTCTGATGTCTATCAGAGCCTAACGAAAGCATGTTACGCATTTATTGTTAATAAAAATTAGTTGTACGAATATTCCATTTTAAGGAGTTTCTTTTTCTCTTCTTGTGAGAGAACTTTTAAATCATTATAAGAAATTTCATGTTTGTTCATTATCTCACAATCAAGATATTGTGTATCAATATCAGCTTTCTTAATATGATTTTTAATAGCATTACAAATTTCAGAATTAGCTTTAATGAATTCTTCAGAAAGAATTGCATCAGGATTAAAGTTAAATACCGTAAACTTTCTTTGAATAATATAATTATCATTCAAATATAATGAAAAATCAAACTGAAGTTCCTCAACAAATTCAATTTGTTTAATCTTTGCAAAAGGAATAGTTGATTTGGCTTTTACATCAATAATTGATTCATTTGTAACCTGTATATTTTTCTTATAAAACAATTCAGTTGTATTATCTCTCAATGAAACAACAATCATATACTTATCATCAATCTTACTAAGATTATTATCAATTGTTTGTTTATTGATATTTCTATCTTTAATTGATGATGTTGAAGTCTTATGTCTTTCCTTCAAATATTGAAATCTGTAATTAATTTTTTTATCCCTTAAATCATCAATATTGATTGTAATAGGGTTGTTTTCCCTATTAAACCCAACATAATATTCATTTGATAATCTTTGCGTTGGAACTGACAAAATTTTCTGTAATACTTTTCTAATTTCAGGAACAAGGTCTTTGATATTAACTGTTTGTCTAATAATTGGATTATAGCAATCAGCATCAAAAATTCTTTCCGAAATCATTTTATCTCTGTAAGAGATAGAAAACTTAAAATAATTTTTATTCATTTTTAAATGTTTATTCTTAAATCAAATATGCATGTTTTTTTTGAAAAAATCCTTTTCTCTGATAATAACAGGATAAAAAGGTTCATGAAATTTTATAAAATCTGCATTATAATTTTCAAGATACGCATCTTCTGTCAACATCTTTAATAAATTCTCTTCACCTCTACCATTTGGGTCTAATGGTTCTTCCGCTACAAGTGCTAATTCTGCCATTGCTTCTTTAGTAAGGAATGGTTCAAGTAAATTAATTATTTTATAATTTAGTTTGTATTGGTCTAAACCTACTTTACCAAATGTTTTGAAAATACCTTCAGTAATATTTTCAAGAACTTTAAGAGGTTTCTTTTTATTGGCGATTCTATCTTCATTTATTTGTCTAGCCTCCTTAATAATCGTTGCTGCTTTAACTTTTTCAGTTTGGATTTTCGGAAAATGTTTGAGAAGAGTACTTTCACCCAAACCATCAACCCCACTAATATTATCAGAGTCATCCCCACACATAGTTTTAATAATTGTAAGATTAGAGTAGTGATGTTTGAAAAGAAGGTAGTAATTTTTTTTGGTAACATTCTGTTTTAAATTAGCAATATAAACAGAGACGTTATCATATTCTAAAAGTTGACAAATATCCCTATCGTTAGTATAAATAGTAATATTCTCTTTATCATGATACTTTTGACAATAATATGCAATCATATCATCTGATTCAATTTGGTCAACTTGTACTTGACGAATGAATAACTCCTCAAGATAGTTTTTAACCCTAATCATTTGCCAAAGATATGATTCTTTCTCCTGTTGTTGTTTTTTAATTTCAGCAGGAGTTAAGTCAATCTTTTTATACCATTCTTTTCCTTCACGATTAGCTTTATATTCTCTGTAAATATCATATCTAAGTTTACCCCCATTCTCACCATCCCAAAACACAATAACTTTATTAATATTTTGGGAACGGATGAGACTTCGGGTTTGCATTATAAACTGATAAAGACCACCTATATGTCTACTTCCATTAAATGTATGCTTTGCACCATTAAATGACCGCTTCATTAAGTAATTACCATCAATCAATAATGTATTTACAGAGAATTTATAGACCATTATTCATCATTATCTTTTGTATTATCCTGGACACGCACAACTTGTACATCATCACCACCTTCTTCACCAATTTCGGATAATAATTCAGATAAATGATTCTTTTTAAATTCTTCAAGGTCGGATTCTAATACAAGACCATAGCTTGTTGAAAGAATCTTACCTTCAAATGAAATATTTGAAACGTGGTTCTTAACAATTTTAATTGGTGAAAGAATTCCAAGAGCAGTTGTTTTCTTATTCTTGGTAATGTTAATCTTTTCAACACCTCTTGCCTTAGTACCACCCATATGAATGATAAGTCTGCTCATTGAGTAAACAGCCTCACCACCTTTGTGTCTAAGAACACCCTGACCACCTGCTTGTGAATCAAACCATACTTTTTGAACAGCAACAGCAGTAGCAGTATATTTTTTACTTACTTTTCTTGTAGATGGAATCCTGTGGTGAAAAATACCTTTGAATGCTTGTTCCATTGCGCCTGCATTCCACATATTATTACTTTCTTTATCTTTCTCTTTTGCTGTAAGAGTTTTACGAGAATCAACAGAACCAAAACTATCAATACAAAAGATTACATCCATTTGAAGTTCATCTTTTTCTTGTGAATCAATAATATTATTGATAAACTCTGAAATATCTTCAATTGAGGGTGCTGAAAAATCTTTATTATATTTCTTACCATAATTCTGAACTAAATAATCAGAATCAACATAAATATAGTCACCGTTAAAGTCAAATCCCATCTTTGTAAGGTGGTCTTTCTTCATGGCATTCTCAGTATCAATGATTACAGGTAGGAAACCATTCTGTTGTGCTGATACTGCTGCTTCATAAACAATAGTAGACTTACCTGTATCAGAGTAGCCTCTAACAAGTGTAAGTTCACACAATGGAATACCTTCCAAACCTGTAATTTCTTGATATCCTTTGCTAAGTGGAAGCCATTGCAAAGGTTTTTGTTCTTCATCATTAATTTTAAATTTTTCTTTAAAATCTGACAAAGAAAAACTCTTCTTTTTTATTGGTTTTTTTTCTTCGGAGTCATTTACTAATGTTCTACCCATGATATATAATATTTAATAAAATTATTATTTATAAAAAAAGTACGACAACAGTAATTACAGAGGGGAGGGGTGTAATTACCGTGTCGTACTCTAAACCCTTAACTAGAAGGGCAAGTCATCATCCTCATCTTCAACTGTAGAAACTACAGGTGATTTAGCGGTTACTTTTGCTGTTGGTTTTTGTTCCTCAACAGGAGGTGGTGACATTTCAAAGTCTGCATCAGTATCATCTTCATCAACGAAGATTTGAGACTGATTTAATGAATTATTCATAGATGCAGACTTATTTTCTCCAATATCATATGTTGCACTATTAACTGCTTCATTGATAAGTTCAATTTCTTTCAAAAAGAAATCTTGTTGTTTTTTTCTATTGTCAATGGTTACCATTTCACCATCAACTTTCTTGGTTACTTCAAAAGAAGGAATATCTTTTGCATTATATTTCCAATCAACTCTTGTTGAATCTTCCATATAAAGACTAAAGTTTTTACTTCCTGCAACCCAATTTTTTGCACACCTAATTGCAAGATTGAATCTTTTGGTTTCTGTTTTATCTACACTTTGTGAAATGTATAGTTTAACATAACCAAGTTTATCATTTGCTGCTAACCAAGCAAGTGAATTCACAAATCCAAAGATGTATGTACTTACTCTTTTATCAGGTGATGTAAATGGTAGGTCAAGTACAAAGATTTCACCACTATCATCGGTGAATTCAAAATTCACTTTTGGATTTGGTACTTTTGTTCCATCTGTTCTCGTAATTACATTATCAAGAATAGGTGTTACTTTAGTCAAAAATCCATAAAAAGGTTTAGGATAGTTGTTTTGGTCAACCATCGGAATCTTTTCATACTGACCTTCATTGTTTTTCTTGTTTACAACAAAAAATTTTGCTGTAATCTTGTTGTCATTTGACTTTGTTGAACCCAATGACATGTAGGTTCGGTTTTTTCTAGCTATCGTTTCAAAACCCATAATGTTAAAAATTTAAATTGTTAAAAATTAGTTATTGTTTAAACAAATATATATGTTTTTTTATAAATAGTCCGTTTTTAGCGGAAAAAAAATAAAAATTTTAGTTAGTTATCCTGAACTTCACATAGTTAGAGTTTGGATATTGAAATCCATTCTTATCCAATCCCCTAACTTCAATTGTATAATCATGTGAAATAAACCAAGAAAAGTCAACTTCGGCAAAATATTCATCATTAACTTTTGATGCTTTAGTAAATGGAATCACATCAATTTGATTCTTGCCTTGATTAACAAAAATTCTAAATTCAATATCACCAATAATATTTTTTAAAATCTTTGTCTGAATTAATCTTTTTGCTTTAAAAATTATTCTTTTTAAACCTGCTTTTTTAGTTATTATATCATTTTGTTTAATACCAACAACATTAATAAATACTTCTGTTGAATAAATTAATGAATCATCATTTAAATCTGGTCTTGAAATATTAAATTCTCTTTCTATAACTTTGTTTTTACCATTTTGTGTATAATACCATTTGGTATAGAATATTTCTTGGTCCTGATAGTTATCTGAATCAATATAAAATGGTGTTCTATAATTAGAATAATTTAATCTTGTAAATGCAGTTGTTGCTGTTGTTGAATATATAATCTCATCATTTGAATCAATTATTTCAAATTTATTAATAGATGTTACAGGTGCTTGTGAAATAAAATAAAAATTGCTAGTTTCATCAAATTTCAAACAACAATTTTCATCAATAACCCTATCATCATATAAAGTTTCTAAATATGGTTCAAAGAATGTTTGTGTATATTTTGAAAAGAATGTAACAACATTTTTAGTTTCTGCTGTTAATGATTCAGTATTTGCTGAATACGCAATACAAATACCATTATTTGGTTGTCCTGAAAATAATATTCCATTTACATAATCAGTAATATCAACTTCAATATCTTCATTACCAATTTCAAATCTTTGTGTTGTTAATATTGATAGATTTGTTGCTCTTGCATCATATGTATATGATGTTTCAACCTTTGTTGAAAAATCAAAATTATCAAAAAAGAAATTATAATTATCTGTAACTCCGCTAGTTCCATCAATTTTAACAGATACTGTATATGATGTATTACCTGTAAATCCAGTTGGAACTGTAAATTTATATTCTAAATCATTCCAAACACCTGCATTAAATGCTGAAGTATATTCAATTGTTGAATTTAATGTAATTTCAGGGTCTAAAGTAGGTGATACATCAAGATAAATTCTTTTATAGTCGCAAGTATAACTGCTTAAATCAAGAACTTTACCTGTAATATAATAAGATGTAATTGATGTAAGATTCCCTGATATTGTTATAGGTGTATTAAGTGTAAAAAGAGTATTTGTTGGAGAATAAAATGAATAATTTAATGGGTCTACATTTGATAAATGTAAAGAATTAAGTCCACTATAAAAATATAATGTAGAAGATGTTAAAATGCTGTTTGTGGTATCACTTGTAATACCTGTTATATTTAATTCAAATGTTCCAAAATCACCATCAATGATTTGATTTGGTGTATTTCCTGTTGTTATACCTGTTAATGTAATAATATCATCAATATAATCCGTATCATGTAAAAATACACCTGGTTGTACCCAACTTATTTGTGGATTTTTTCTATTAAACCAATTTGCTGCTGATTTATTAAGTTCTACTTCTCTGAATAATCTATCATTATAAACATAGTCATAACCTGTTCCTTCATCAAAAGATTCTTCAAGTTTAATAAATGCTAAATCAAATCCACTTGCTCTTTTTGCTGTTAAAAAATCAACACCAATATATCCATCATTCAATGCAATGCAGTTTTTTATTTTTAAAACATGTGATTGTATTGTATTTTGATTTAATATATTAGTTGTTAGTTTTTCTTTTAATTTATCTAAGTCAATATTAAAAACATAGCGACTAACTTCTGTAGTAGCTGTATTAAAACTATTACCATAGGATAGTTCAATAATAGGATTTCTTGAATTGTTAGTATAAGAATTCCTTATTAAAGTTGCTTGGTTTTTTAAATATGACCTGAATATCATTAGGTGTTTTTAATAATATCTTTAATTTGTGTATCACTAATTTCAGGATTTCTATAAACACCTGAAGTCATACCCTTTTCGTTTTGATTATATTGTTTATCACCATAATATAATGAACCATTTACTAAATCAGTTCTACCATGCTTGGCAAAATATTCATTCCAATAATCTTCAATTGATTGCGCTCCTGTTGTAGTACTTATCATTTGATTTAGTGATTCAAGTGGTGTTGCAGGTGTTAATTTATCAACTCTTTGAGAAAGTTCACCAACTTTATTATTCATTTGGTCAACATTAGAAGTAATTTCATCTGTCTTTTGATTTAACACTTGAAGTATTTTAACTGAATCATTAATATATTGAGTTAAATTATCAATTTTAGATGAGTGAATCTTTAATAAATCAGATGCAGTATCTTCAAATCCTTGATTATCTGATGTATCAACATCAATAGTTGCTTTATTTTCAATTGGTTCTTGCATTTCAGGTTGTTCAGCACCTTGCTCTTCGGGTTTATTACCATCAAGAGCATCACCTAATTCACCAAAAACATCACCTCCTGTTGTTTCATCTTCAGCAGGTGTTTCATCTTGCTCTTCAAGACCTCTTTTTACTTGGAATTCAAGTAAATATCTAAAACGGTCATATGTTTGGGTTTTTTTATTTCTAATCCTCATATTATTGCTCAAATCTAACTTCTTTTAATAGTTGTCTACCATCGGTAGTGACATATTTTTTATTTAGTACTTCAGTATGTTCAAACAAGCCATCCCTAACTTTTACAACCACTTCATTTTCTTGTTCTTGTTTTAGATTATTTTCTTCACTTGAAGAAATAATATCAGAAAGTTTTTTGTTGAAATCTGTGTTTTCCATAATCACTTATTTTCTTATAATTAGTGATTATTTTTGTCTTTTAAATAAATAAAATATGGAATTGTTTTTTCTATTAAAAAAGAATCTTGACCTAAAAATAGATTTGTAAAATAATTAAATATTTTATTGTCAGAATCATTATAGTAATTCATATCTTTTACAAAACCAATGTAATCATCAATCTTAATAAGATTAAACCAAAAAAACTCATTCAAATTTATAATGTATATTTTTTTATTATCACTAGAATAACAATATAACATTTTGTTCAATTGATAATAAGTATCAATATTTAGACTTTTTAAATATTTTAATAACTCACCTTCATTATAAAGTTTTTTAAAAAAAATGTCAACTATATCAAAATCAATTAGTTTTAAATAAATATTGTGAATGTTTAAGATAAAATCTTCATACTTTTTCAAAAACTCAGATAGATATTCTTCAGGAGAATAACACCAATAAATATTTTTCTCAATATGATTATTGTCTAAATCAATTTGGTTTGGGTATAGTTCTTTTGCTTTGTTAATACCAATAATAAGCAATGGTTTGTCATGCTTAATTTCATTAACAAATGAAAACTTTTTTGTAAGTGGATAATGAGAATAGGTTGATAAATAAGGGTTTAATTCCTCAATACCATATAAATATGCCAATTTCATATTCCGCAAATCTACGGAAAGATTTTCTAAGTTGGTGACTTTTTTTTAAGTTGTTAAAACATTTTGACCATTCCAAGTATCTTTCAAACTAAATAAAAAGTTTACATAATCAATATAATCATCTAATGTCATTAATTCAATATGTAAATGTATTCCTGAACTAGTTGGACCAACAGTATCTTGTATTGCTAGTCTTTGTCCTTTTTTAAAGGTATCTCCTGTTTTTATAAATGCACCACTCCAATGTAAAAATACACATGTTTTAGTACCTGTTGTATCAATTAAACACATAACTGGATTACCATCATTACCTTTTGGGTCAACAAGAACTGCTTTCCCATCAAATGGTGCAGGAAATGGTACTTTAGCTGAATTTTTACTCTTTAATGTTAAATCAATAACCATGTGGTCATAGTTTTCATTTCTTGTTTTTATGACCGAATAGTTACTTTCGTTTGAATAGTTTCCAAGATAACCTGATGCTCTATATGCAACTTTATATATCAAATCACCTGCCGAAACAATCTTGTGTTTCTTTAATAATGTAGGACTGTGGTGATGTTTTAGCTCGTAGTAAGATTTTTTACCACATGAAGTAGAATCACAAATACTATCAAATTTCCTACTTGCTGGTAAACCTTGCCTAACTTTTGTTACATCTTCTCCATCAACTTCTTTTACATCAATCTCAGATTGAATTCTTCTATATGCATTATTTTTAATAAAATCAATAAGTTCTTGGTCAACAATAGGATTAACATCTTTTTTAAGTCTATATCCTTTAAATGTAGTTTCAAGTCTTTGAGTATCAGAGTCTATTGAATGTGAAACATTGTAAATAATATATAATCCTTCAAATATTGGAATAAATTTTTCATAATAATATTGAGTTGGTTGAATACCCATATTGCCATATGGTATTTTAATAGTTGAAGAATAACTTTGTTTTTGATAAACATTCAATAATGATTGACCCTTTGGTATTGCAAAAGAATTGTTTGCTTGATTAATAATATCTGATTGAATTCTTAAACCTTCATCAGTATTTTTTAATGATTCTGTTGAATGTTGAAAGTTTGAAAATACCATTTGGTTTTGTAAACCTGTATATTTAACTAAAAATGCATTTAATCCTGTACCAAAATCAGGAGGAATATTATCTTCTTTAATACTATCGTCAGTTATGTCATAACCTCTTACTGTTGATGGATTGCTTGACAAACCACCAACATACATACCAATAAATAATGGTTTTGTTACTGTTGATACATCATAATTTATATCAAATAATTTATTATAATTTTCTGATGTTGTTAAAAATCCTTGAAATGGATAAAACCAAAAATTATTATCCGATAGTAATCTTGAAATTGCACTAAGAATACTAACATTTGAATCATTAATATCATTGAGCATTGTTTTCATATCCAAAACACATCTTTTTGAGATATCATTATATGCTCTATCAACAAATTTAAAGTCATCTCTTAATGTAAGTTGATGTTGACCACTTTGCCTTTTATGTAAATAACTTTCGTAAATTACTTGAAATGTTTTATATGTTGATAGTTTAATATCATTGTCTTTAAGACTTGATTCAAATGCACTAAATTTATCATCAACTTTTTTATCATTTATTTTAACATTTTCATTGATTTTTTTAACCAAAAGTTTTAAATAATGTAAATAAACATAATCAGGAATTGTGTTTAAAGCAAATCCTGTATTGGTAAGTGATGTACTAAGATTTAGATTTTTTGGTGATGCTCTAAAATCATTAATACTAACATACATTGGTTTATAAAATTCATCTAAAACCAAATTATAATCAATTGAATTAGCAAAAGCAGGGTCTATTGTTATTTCATATGTATCTGTTTGTCCAGGTATTTTACTAATTTTATAATGAAAGTTATTACTAAATTCTTGCCACATATTTAGTATTTGCTTTTCAAAGGTTGAATTTTTGATTATGTTTAAACCTTTTATTATTTTTGCTTCATATCCTGAAGGATACAATGTAACAGAAGCTAATGCACCAAGAATAATTAATCCACCTTTTGGAATTTGATTTAAACTTAAATATTTAGCACCATTAATTAATTTTGTAAAGTAAAATGTAGCATCTACTGGTGTACCTCCTGGACTATTTTGATTTCCAGGTATATTATATGAATCAACATATAATTTTTGTATTTTATTAGTTTTTTGAAATGTTTTCTTTACGGAATTTTCAAGGTCATAATCATAATCACTTTCTTTATTATTTTCCTCTAATTTATCATCTTTTGTAAATAAAACATTATCTACAGTAAATGTGCAATTATTTTTACTTGATAAATCTTTTATATATTTTGTTATTATATCCTCTGAACTACTATCTGTAATAGGTGTTGGTGGAACATTTGTTATTGTAATATAATCTGCGTCTGCTTTTCTAATATCTAAAACAGAATCTGTAATTGGGGTTTTTTGTGTTGATATTTCAGAATTTACATATTGTGTAAAATAATAATTTGCATCTGTAGGATTTTCTGAACTACCATTAAGTTGTGTTTCTAAAGTTTTAAACCATGTTTTTAAATTATCTTCAGTTGCAATTGAATGTGCAATATTTCTTGCTTCAAACTGAATATAACTTAAAAATATATTTTTAGCAATTTCTTCAGTAAAAACATTATCTTTACTAGTAAAAAATCCTATTATTGATTTAAAAAATGATGTATCATCGGAATTTCCAAAATCCCATTTTGATGCTTTAGCAGGATAAGTGGTATTTGAAAAATCAATTAAAGGTATTGTTATATTACCTAATAATATGAATCTTTGATAAATTAACCTTGCTAAATTATTTGTATTTGTATTATTAAAATAAATATTGTCAATTGTTACCGCTTCATTTTTAGTATATATTTCTCTTGGATTATATGGTATATATTTTGAAGACCCATTCTCATTTTTTTCGTTTACAATTTCTGAAATATAATTATTTCTAATTGCCCAAAAAAAGGCATCAATAAACTGATTTACAAATCTTACTTCGGGCCATTGTTTAAACGCATCAAGTTCACCTGGAAAAACAATAGTTTGTGCGCCTGTTACGGCATCCGTTTTAACAACTGTTGGAAATGGTATGCTATCTCTTATATTGTTTTTATTTCTAGTTGTATCAATTTTTGCTTCTTCTGCTATTGCATAAACTTTATCAAGTAGTTTATTATAATCATTTAATATAATATCAAACACACTACCAACAGTAAGTCTTGTTGAACCTAAGTATTTAGTTATTAAATTTTTTAACCTATTCTCTAGATTAGAAGCATATCTTTCTGAACTAGTAATTATATCAAGTTCTAATTTTTGTCTTTCTTTTTCAGCAAGAGAGAAATCTATTTTGGTTCTTATGTCTGTTTGAAAACCATTAACATTAAAAAAATTACCATCAGGAATTAGTAAATTACGAGTTATTGGAGGTTGACTTTTTAATGCTATATTAATTGTATTAACATTTGTTGTAATAATTCTGTTAATTAAGGCAATATCAGTACTTTCTAAATTCCCTAATGCGTTTATGGGTGTTGCTACTGGTCCACTAAATTGAGGAACAAAATAAACAACATCACTTTTTTGGTTTGTTGCATCAATATAATTAACTTGTATTCTGTCTTTTACAGGTTGCGCTAATGCTTTAAAATCAGCATCATCATCAAACCAAGTCTGTATTGTTTCTTTTGTTTTTGTTCTAAATAAACTTACAGTATTTATTAAACTTTGTAATGTATCTCTCTTCTTTTCTAATTCAGTAATATTTTCTTTTTCTTGTTCTGATTGTATTTGTGAATCTACTTTTGTAAATAATTTTTTGATATTTATCATTAGTTCATGAAAACTTTGAATATCAGTATCGTTTACATTTACTTTTTTATTCTCTAAATATGGAACAGCCATTAAATATAATAATGGTACATCTGCTAATGCAGAAAATTTATTACCAACAAATTTACTTGTTATAATAAAGTTACCATTATCATCAATTGAAATATCATCCCTTGTTTTTAATAATTCATAAGTAACTTTTGGGCCAAACCCACCTTTTAATGTCAATTCAAAAATTGGATAAGGTAATTGAAACATTTGGGCAAACTTACTGTCAAAGTTGGAAAGAACATTACCCCTTAAATCATAAAAAACTATAGTAACTACAGGTATTTTGTTTGCATCATAAACAACTTCAATACTTTTAATTCCAAATCCTTCATAATCTTTATTCTTACCATTATTACCCATTAACTCATCTGTGTATCTTGTAGAAAAATACTCATCAACAGATTCATCAGCATTTTTTCTAGTATGATATCCATATAGTCTTATTGTACCAACACTAGAACTTCTTTTAAAGTTTACTACATTATTTTCATCTACTTCATAATAACCTTCAACTTTAGGTCTCATTTTGAGTTCAACAAAAGACCTTATTTCTTCAAAATCAGGAATCCTAATATTATTATCAGCGTTTCCTCTTACAAACCAACTTTGTTTCTTTAGTATTTCCTCATTAGGGTCTATTAAATTGATACTCATAAAATATTATATTCTATAATAAAAACTATTATAATTTTA